TCCACACAGCCATTTGGACTTCCCAATCCACATCCTGTTGCAAGCTCTCTAAATCCAAAAGTATATGGTGGTCCTCTAAATGTCATTGAGTGTAACGTAGTGTCAGTCCAAATAAGTATTTGACCTCTTGTTCTTTTAGCTCCAATAATTTTTGAACCACCTGTTAATAACTGTGACCCTGCTGTATTTGTTGCCGCAGGTGTCCATGTATTAGTTGTCTCCTGTGAAGCCCATCTAACTTTTAAAGGATCATCTGCGCCTAGAGAAACTATGTGTCTGTCAGGAGAACTGACAATAACACCTCTTGTAGTGTTAGGGCAAACAGAATCACTTGTTGTTGTGTCATTAATAAATGTAGCTCTTGAGCTTGTTCCAACTGAAGAATCCCAAGTAATTAATGGATGACCGTTAACAGACGCAATTAAGTCTTCACCCCATATGTCAAAACTCCACGTTCTTGCATCAACCTCAATCCCAATTCCAGAAGTAAACGGAACGCCCCATCCTTCTACATTTGTTACTGTAACACCGTCACTATGAGATGCGGCATCTGTTGAGAACGCCCCTCTTGTCAACCCACTAAGAACTTCAGTTCCTGTGTTGTTGCCAGTATACTGTATTCTTTCAGTGCCTATTAAAATTGTTCCTGCCGTAGGAAAAGCATCAGATGCTGTAAGAGTAACGCTAGTATCTGTTGCATTTATACCACCGCTATCATTCATGGTTGTAGTTGTAGTCCCAGCATCTCTTGGTTCGTTCCAGTTTCCTGTTCCAAAACCATATTCAGACACAGAAGTAGACGTTCCAATTGGTAAAAGTATTTCATACTTTACATTGTCTGCATCAATGCCTGTTTCTGTATTATTTGCGTTTGTAGATGCTTTTATTTTAAAATTGTTTGAATCAACTATTTCAGTTACCGAAAACTCAGTATCTGCTGACCAAGAAATATTGTTAGCCGAAAATGCTCCAAATATAACCCTGTCACCAACCTGACATCCGTGAGTTACAATGTTAACATTAACAAAAGGTGATCCGTTTGTTGTTGAAAAATAATCATCTAAAGTTGTTGCTGTTTTTTGAACAGGAGTAATATCTGTTAAAAGTCCACCTTTGTACAAATAAAGATGTGTATGTGTACCAACAGTCATCAAAGCATTGCCGTCATTATCTCGCCAAGATATAAGACCACGACAACTACCAAAGAAAGTAACCGTAGTAGAAACAGATGCACCATCACTGTGGTCTGCGGCTGTGGTAGAATTAGCTCCTCTAGTACAACCAGTTAATTTGTTAGATTCTAACCCAGTGTATGTAATTTGCTCATTTCCGATTGATGCATCAGGATTTACGATTGTTATAGTTCCACTGAACGGAAAATTGGTTGCGCTAGTCAATTCAATATTTTCACTTGTTGCAGTGATCGCACCGTTCAAAGTTGTAGTTGCGGTTTTTTGTGGAGTTGTAAATTTATTCCATCCGCCTATTTTCTCTGGCTTACCGTTCCAAAATCTAATCTTGTCACTATCTGCCCAACCGCCTTCTGCGCTATAACTTGTATCGTCTTTTACAATTCCAGATTTTAGTTTTAATGTTTGTAAAGGCATTACGCAGTAGCTCCAAATAAATCTTCAAAACTTATTGTTTCATTCCCAGAAGTGCCATCAGGAACACCAGTATTTAAGGTTAATGTTCTAATATGACCTGCTGATTCTCTTGAATCGGCTGTGTTTATGTATATTGAATTAGCTATATTTCTTCTAATACCAACCTCTATACTATATGGAAGTTTAAAAGAAAGCCTTACAGGAGTTCCTGCTGTAGCACTAAAAGTTCCATACCTTGCAGTAGGACCGCTACCTGATCCACTTGATCCCATAGCTTCACTTACTTGACTGCTATCGTTAGATGAAGTTCCAATTTTGAATGTTCCATTACTAGATTCATAAGACACATGTACATAATGATAAGTGTGTGTATGACTAAATGTTAAATCAACAACTGTTTCTGGTGGATTAACTGTGGAATTATAACTTGCACTGTAAAAAAAAGTATCATTTACAGAGCCGTCTCTAGTCCAATTAATACTTGCAGAAGGAGTTACACCACCTCTAAAATAACCCATATTATGGTTTGTTGAAGATGCACCACAAGGACTTGCTGCGTTTCCATGATTTGATCTATCACCAACGTACCCAAGACCACACAAAACATTAGCCACTTCAGAAACAGTACAAGTGGTATTTCCAGTTGCTGGAACTTCACTGCCACCTCTATATAAATCACTCATTGATATAGCTCCAGACATGCCAAACTCAGTTCGCATTTGATCCATGCTTATTGAATTTCCACTAACTGGTAGAGCCATGACACTTACATCCTTGCTTGTGGCTGTCTAATTCTTCTTTTAATTCTTTAATAGAGTTAATCAATAATGGTATTAACTGATCGTATTGAACGGCTTTAAAATAAGAACTTACAGGAGCTTCTGTAACTGCTTCTGGTAAAACCTTTTCACATTGTTGTGCAGATATACCTGCTTTTTTAATACTTTTGTCGTAACCTAATCCTTCAGCAGTATCGTTTGGACTGTATATAAATCCATCTAATTGACACACTTTATCCAAGGCGTTCTCAATACTGCCATGAATATCTTTTAAGCGTTCATCTGAATAAAAAGCTGTAATATCATTAGTAGCTCTAATAGAGCCAGCAGTAGAATCAGGGGCAGTGTTTACGCCCAAAGCACCAGTAAGCTGTATTCCATCTCCTGTTGTTTGTAATTTATTAGAACCACCATGATATAAATGAGTTGTACTACCATTTAATATTAAAGCACCTTGTCCAGTGTCATCAACGTAAGAATTGCTACCATCGTGATAAATTTTTAAATCAGCACCTGCTCCCAAATGAATAGAGTTTGTAGTTGTGCTACCATCGGCAGGTATAGATAAAACACCATTACTATTTAAAAACATTCTAGTCTCGGCATGATCATTTGATCCAGTTTTAAACTGTAATGTTGTCTTGTTTACGGCATCAGTAAATTCTGCTTCTGCTATAGCTACAATCTCAGCACCACGTTTTTGTGCATCTCCGTCAGCACCATCACCTTCTTCAGGAGCGTTAAATTGTATTGCACCTAAAACATCATCAGTGTCAATAGTGTCATGACTTGTTTGTAATTTTAATAAAGCACCATCGTCTGTTTTGATTGTTACGTCAGTGTTAAATGACTCTGATCCAGAGTTAGAAACTAAATACACTCTATGCTCTCCGTCAGAATGTATAATTCCAGATTTTCCGTTTTTTACAATTGCTGTATTTGTTCCGCTCCCAACTTTAAAAGTAATGTCATAGCCTGTGCCAACACCAGTGTCTCCAGTTCCCCAGTTAAGAACGTTGTAAGTAATTTTAACGTCAGAAGGCAATGTAACCACCATATCCGCAGAAGCTGCACCAGTGTATTTTAGTGTAGCAGACCTTGTGTTTTGACCTGCTGTTGCATCAGTTGGAGCGGCAATTGTTTGCGTTGCAGACGTTGATGAAATCTCATAAATCTCAGATATTCTTTCATCAATTATGTCAAAATTAGTATTGGTTTTCGTTCCCCAAGTATTGGCGTTCTCGCCAGTAGCCTGTTTTTCTATTCCAATGTTTGTATATGTACTTGCCATTTTTTACCTCGTTAAATCAGTCCAGCTTTCATTATTGGTTGCTGTATTTAGATCAGTCCAATTTTCATTGGATGCGTTTGTAGTAAGATTTGTCCAGCTTTCAGTTTGAGCATCTGTGTTTAAATTTTCCCACAAAACCTCACCGTTGGTTGTTTTAGTAATATTAAAATCTTGAGTAGACGAGCCTAAAAAAGTTGCCACGCCTGCTGTTGTTTTTGTAAAACTGGTTTCATAGCCTAAACCTCCTGTTCCCAACACTAGAACAGCATTAGAGTCTGCGGTAAAGTTTGCATCCTGTGTTGACGATCCTGAGAAACTAGCAATTCCTGTGGTTGTTTGAGTGATGTTTGATGATAAGTCACAAGCACCAACAAGTATACCAACCCCCACAGAAGTTTGAACTCCCAAACCTTCCATTTCTGCTACACCGTCATGCAGAATTATGTCATCGCTTATAGCCTTGCTAGAAAGAGGAACGCTACCTAACATTATTGATTAGCACTTTCCTTTGCCTTAAATTCATCTTTTTCTTCTAATGATTTTATTAAGGAACTTGTATAAGAGTTTTTAGCAACACGAATTGGATCAAGTTGAAAAGACAATCGCTCTTCTTCCGTTTGCAAGGCTCTTATTTGTTTTATTAAATATTTTTGTTGGTCAGACATAGTGTCAATATTATGATCTTTTCCGTTAATATGTATTATGTTTTCGCTCATAGTTAAAGTTTATCCATTTCGGTTTTTATTTGTGTCCATGTTACACCAAATTTGCTTGGGTCATTACTTGTAGTGCCATTGTTGTTAGCATCTACACTTACAACTTTATGAAATCTAGCTAAAAATTCTGTTTCATTAGTTGGGTCATCTCCACGAACTGTCCAGCCACTAATCTTTAAATTTTTTAATGCTTGTGAAAATTTTCTTATTCTAGCTGTTGGTGCTATCATCCTTTTATCTCCTGTAACGTAAGAGAAGTTATAGTTGTTGCTGAGTAAAGAGCATCTGCATCTTGATGTTGGCGATTAATATCTACATCATAAGAACTTGCATCATTAGGACTTCCAGCTTTTATTTTATAAGTTGTAGCTGATGTTGTGCTTGGAGAATCTAACAAAACAATCGTTGGAGTATTTGAACCATAAGAAGTAAGATAGTTAGTAATAGTATAAAAGTGTGCAGCACTTCTTACTCTGTTTGAGCCTACTTGGTCACCTCTAGAATCAGTAAAATCAGCATCACCTCTAGTTACTTTTATGTCATAATGTCCATAACCACTTACTGTAACATAAGCCATTATTAAAATTTTACTTGATGTTGCAGATGGTGTAATTGCTAGTGTTAAAACATCAACAAATGATGTACTTTCTATTAATTGAATATCAGTTTTTACGTCTTGTACTGTTTGCAATACTGCACCAGTAGGCAAATTTGTACCACTTAATGTTCCTATTGCATTTGCACCTAAAGTTGTTATTGCCATAATTTAACCCTTTGGATATTTATCTTTTACTGCTTTAATAGTATTTATCCAACCACTAATGCCTTTATGATATATTTCATCTAACTGATCTTCGATAGATGGATAAGCATTTGCTCTATCTCTTTGATATTTATTGTTATCATAAATAGTTTTAAGTTCTGTTTGTTTATCTGTAATTTGTTTACTAGTAATATTAGATGGATTATCATCATGCCAAATAATTTGATTTATATCTTCATTATTAACACTTACTTTTGAATCTGCTTTTAATGCTTTAATTGCATCTATAATAAAATAACTCACGCTACTATCTCCATTACTGTTATACTATGTCTACCTCTTCCAGAAGCTGTTCCATTAGAGGGATAATTTATATATTGAGTAACACTTGTACTAGAAGCAAATTGTAATTTATATGTTAGTTGATTTGTAGATGGTGCTGTATCTTGTAAAGAAAATGGTATTCCTAATAAAGTATGATCTCCTACATAATCATCAGTATTCCAGAAGGCATTACTTCTTATAAAATCACTATCCCCACTAGCAGTTGCACCAACAAAAGAAGCATTACCACCACCACTTGTTTCTGAACGATAACATCCAATTCCACCATTCGGATTTGAACCACTTCCTAAATAAACTGATCCTGTAACATATATTAGATTACTTGTTGATGTAGGTGTAATATTGACTGTTAATCCAGTTATATCTGCCCAAGTTGTAGAAGCTGATAATGCTTGTTGAGTATCAGTTGTTGCTGTTTTAACCTGAAGTACAGAACCTGATCCAGAACTTAATAAGTTAGCGATATTTCGTGCATTACTCATTAGATACTCTGACTTTCTGTAAATGTTTTATAATTAGCTTTAACTGTGTCAGTCCACGCTGCTTCAGCTATAGCTTTTACAGAAGCATCTTCACCACTTAAATCTGTTGCTGTATGTGTCCACTTACCATCAGAACCTTTGCTTGAAGTAAATGGTGCTAACACATGACGATGAAAAGAACGTGTTAGTTCTTTTTTAGAACCATCTGCTTGTTCTTCCATTACCTTTGTTGCTTTACGAACTTGTATGTTCCATGTTGATACGACCTCTATTTTATCGTATTCTATTTCTTTTGTTAAATCACCTTGTGCCATATTGTTTTTCCTTTTTAGGCTTCCAACTCTAGCAATCCACTAGAGTATTCCTTTTAATCAGTTGCTTGATAAGTAAAAGTAAATTTGATTTCATCATTAGCACCGATAGTTTGTAAATTTGCATGAGTTGAATTATCTTTATTGTAACCTAAAAGAGCTGTAGTTGTATTAGCCACACCTTGCATCCTCCAGCCACCTAATTGATCAGTTTGTTTTGCAAGTCCATAGATTAATGCAGTTCCAACTGCCCTCATCTTAGCATCATTATAAACTGTAAAAGGTAAACTTATAGCAAGATCGCCAGATGGACTACTTACAGAACTAACTCTGATGTCACCCATTACTGTAACAAGTCTGCCAATTTTAACATAATACCCCGTGTTATAAGAAGTATTTACTGTAACTGAACCACTTGAACCGGGAGTTAAAGTAGCTGTATAGGTCCCCTCTTCGTAGTCCGAGAGTGTGTTACTATCTGTGTTTGATGTTACACCGAGATTAATTCCGTTGCCTGAAGTACCAAAAATTATATCTCCGTTAGTAAGGGTTAAATTATTAGCAACTGTAAGACTGCTACTTACTCCACCACTTAATGTAACTGCACCACTAAACGTACCACCACTTGTAGCACTAACTGTATCGGCAACACTAAATATATCATAGACTAACACAGTCACTTCATCATTTGCAGATAACGCTGATAGACCTGCTATAGTATTAGCAGTGTTTGTGTTGTAGTCTGTTCCTGCCTTTAGCAAGACACCATTTAAATATACGTCAACATATGCACCATCTGTAAATGTTAGAGTAGCTCCATTGGCATCTGCTCCAGATACGGATGTGTCATCAGCAGAAGCAACAAATAAAAATCTATTCCTTACTCCAAATCCGTCTGTTGATCTTCCTATGTATGGCATTTATGTTTCCTTTGGATTGTCATCTTTAACTTTTTTAATTCGTGTTTTCCATGCATCTATATCTTTATAGATTTCATCTAATTGCTCACCTATATCTCCATAGGCTTTTCTTCTAGTATCTTTTACTTTCATGTTAGCTTCATCTTTATTTGCTTCTGTATCGTAAGATGCTAACTGTTCGTCTGTTGGTTTTGTTATTCCGTTTACATTCCAACTTTCAATAAAAGCACCAGAACCTTCGTCAGTTAAACTAAAATTATCAATTTCATTAGATATACTTTTAGAGTTTGCTTCTAAATACAGTTTTATTTTACTAAATAAACTTGCCATAATTTATCCTATTAACATCCCACCAAAGTTACTGTAAATTGAATTTCTATATATTTGAAATGTATTACTAGTAGCATTATTATCATGCAAAGACATTCTTATATCAATTTCAGCACTAGCACTTAAATAAAGACCCATTGAGATATTAACACTTCCTACAGTTTCCCACATTGGATTCCAATTTTTATGTTTAAGAGAACCTCCCTCATATAAAGCAGCTCCAAGTCTAGCATAGTCACTTGTATACGGAGAATATAAATTAGCATAGAACATATACATACCTGTTACAGGAGCAGTAAAAGTATGAGTTCCATTCCAATTACCACCAAAGTCATAAACTTCGTCAGTAAAAGTTATTCTATAATCAGTGCCATTTGTAGAACCAACATTATCTGTATCATCATTATTAAATCCTGCTTGAAACGCAACTCTAGCAGGTTTTAATACTCTACCACTACTATCAATAGTTAATCCTGTAGTGCCACCAGTATGTTTTATAGTGTTTACACTTAAATCAGAAGTCACAGTAGCATTTGCAGCAGTTAAATCCTGTGCTGCAGGATGTGTTGCTGTGCTTACTGGTGTGTTGTGGTGCATTACATAGATGTTATTCGTGCCACTTGGGGGAGTGCCAGTAAATGTTAATGTTGTACCACTAACTGCATATGCTGTTGTTGGTATTTGTCTTACGTTCTCAACATAAACGGCTACACCATTTGTCGTTGCTGTTTTAGATAAAGTAAACGCAGTCGTACTACCATTCCCACTAAACGTATCTTTAGTGACTGTTGCAAAATTTGCTGTTGGGTTGTTTCCTAAATAAGGCATACTATTTCCTATGTACTAATTGCATCAACAACGGAAACCCAAACATCTGCTGAACTGGCAGTATCACTTTTAACTTTAAGTGCATCACCAGACACCATAACTATTTTAGCTCCACCATCTAGAACCTGTAAACTTGAACCTGCTGGGATGGGTGCATCCTTCACAATGTGTATATCGTTTGAGCCATCATTAATATATACTTCTACTGCAATTTGACTTGATGTTATATTAGCAACTGTTATTCCTACAATCGCATCATCAGAGTTTGCTGTTCTTAAAGTTGATGCACTTGTTCCTACACTATTTGCAGTATTTCGTTCAAAATCTTGTGCCATATTATTCTCCTAAAGTGCTATCGCCATAGCTGTAGCAAAACCTTTTGTTGCTTTTGCATCTAATTGTGTTTGTATTGCTGATGTTACACCATCAGAGTAATTAAGTTCTGCCGTAGTTGCAGTAACGCCATCCATAATATTAAGTTCAGATGCTGTAGCTGTTACTCCGTCAAGAATGTTAAGTTCTGCCGCAGTTGAGGTAACTCCATCAAGAATGTTTAACTCTGCTGTTGTAGAAGTAACCCCATCCATTATATTAAGTTCAGATGCTGTTGCCGTAACGCCATCAAGGATGTTTAATTCTGCCGTAGTTGCTGTAACGCCATCCATGATATTCAACTCTGACGCTGTGGCTGTTACTCCGTCAAGAATATTTAGCTCTGCCGTTGTAGAGGTTACACCATCCATAATATTTAATTCAGAAGCAGTAGCTGTTACTCCGTCAAGAATATTTAGTTCTGCTGCAGTTGATGTAACGGCTGTACTGCCTAATACTAAATTACCATCACCAACTGTTATTGTACTATTTGCTATAAATGGTTTATGTACAGTAACATCTGTATCACCACCATCCATAATATCTGTTCCATCTTCTTCTTGGAAGGTAAAGATTGGTTGTCCATCTTCATCGTCTAATAAGAATGTAACCTTACTACTATCGCCATCCATCGCAAAACATAATTGACCATATACATTAGTAAACATTATGTTTGCTTGACCACCATTTTCTGGTCTAAATACACTTGCCATCACTGTACCAGTGCTTGGATTATATTTAAAATTGCCATCCATTTCCAAGCCATGATTGCCTGTTCCATCTTGAGCATTTTCAACAAAGGTTATAAGATTATTTTCAGCCGCGCTTTCATTATCAGTTACTAAAACATGAGCAGCGTTTGTTGCGTCTGTAACTGTTACACCAGCAATTACAGTATTAAGTGCTGTGCCACCAACTGTTATTGCATCAGCTTCTAATGTGCCGTCTATATCTGCATCGCCACTAATATCTAAAGAACTAGCTTCTATCTCACCACTCGTTTTAAATATGACATTATCACCACCATCAACTTCAAAGATGATTTGATTATCTGTGCCAAACTTTATTTGATTATCAGCATCACGACCTACAACAAGACTAGTATTTAAAACAGATTCGATGCCTGTCTGTGCTGCGTTTACAGTAAATGTTAAATCATAAGGATCGCCATCTGAACCAGTAGAAGTATCTGTCCAGTTTATATCTAAACCACCACCTTCGACAAATTTAACTTCTTTACCATTGTCTACAGTAACTTCTGTTCCGTCTCCGTCTTCAAGGATAAAGTTGCTCATCCCTCCAGAATTAGCATCTACATAAGCCTTGATTGACTGTTGTGACGCAATCGCTGTAGCACTGTCACTCGCCATGTTATCTTCGTCTACAAAACTTTTTCCGTCTAAGATGTTAAGCTCTGATGCCGTTGCAGTTACACCATCTAAAATATTTAATTCTGCTGTAGTTGAAGTAACGCCATCTAGTATATTTAACTCTGCTGTTGTAGAAGTCACCCCATCCATAATATTTAATTCTGATGTGGTCGCTGTAACACCATCTAATATGTTAAGTTCTGCAGCTGTAGATGTCACACCATCAAGTATGTTTAGTTCTGCTGTAGTTGATGTTACTCCGTCAAGAATATTTAACTCTGTTGTTGTCGATGTTACCCCATCAAGAATGTTTAGTTCTGATGCAGTAGCTGTCACACCGTCAAGTATGTTCAATTCAGCAGTTGAGGAAGTAACTCCATCAAGAATATTTAACTCTGTTGCTGTCGATGTTACAGCAACGTCTTCATTTATTTTTGGAGATGTTAATGTTTTGTTTGTAAGTGTCTGTGTTCCAGAAAGCGTTGTAACCGTTGAATCAATGGCTACTGTCAATGTATTGCCTGATCCAGAAGTATCAATACCTGTCCCACCAGCTATATCTAATGTTTCGCTATCTAGATCAATTGATAAAGCACCGCCTGTATCACCTTGAAAATCTAAATCTTGTGCAGTAACCTGACTATCCACATAAGCTTTAATCGACTGTTGTGACGCAATTCCTGTTGCGCTATTACTTGCCATGTTATCTTCGTCTAAAAAACTTTTTCCATCTAAAATGTTAAGCTCGGCTGCAGTAGATGTCACACCATCTAAAATATTTAGCTCGGCTGTGGTAGCTGTCACACCGTCAAGTATGTTTAACTCTGTTGTTGAAGAAGTAACTCCGTCAAGAATATTAAGTTCTGTTGCTGTAGCAGTTACACCATCTAAGATATTCAATTCAGAAGCTGTAGAAGTCACACCATCTAAAATATTTAATTCAGCAGTTGTAGAGGTTACACCGTCTAAGATATTTAATTCAGCAGTTGTAGAGGTTACACCGTCTAAGATATTCAATTCAGAAGCTGTAGAAGTTACTCCATCTAAAATGTTTAATTCAGAAGCACTGGCTGTCACACCATCTAAGATATTAAGCTCTGCAGCTGATGAGGTTACAGCCGTTCCACTTATCATCAACTGGTTACTTGCGTTTAAGAAAACTGCTTTGTCAGCAGGGTATGTCATAAATATGGTTCTTGTACCAGATGACCAACTGACCTTGCTTCCTGAGTTAGAACTAGCTAAAATTGTGTCTCTTGTTAAGGTGTCTTTTCCAGAACTGTTGTCGTTAAAAGTTCCAATTCCAACTTCCCAGTTTGTGTTGTCTGTACAGGCGTAATATGTAGTGTCAACACCGTTATTGGTCATGACATCATCAAATTTTAAAAACCCTGTTACAGCACCTTCCAGTTCAAACGTTGACGTACCTGTGGTGTTCGTGGTTTCTTTTACTCTGTCCTTAACAACTAGAGCCATTACTTCATCTCAACTATTAAGTTTTCTGCGTTAATTCTAAATATGTCGCCTAATGCAAGTGTTTTTGGCGTATCTAAAGCACCAACAAAATATATGTTTCCACTAGTTGATGCACTTGCTATAAAAACATGTGTGATAGTTACGTTTGCATCAGTCCCAGATGCTGACCATTCAATGTTAGCAGAGTTCTTTGCCTGTTGTTCGTTTTCAGTCGCACTGTCTAATGTCCAATTTGAAGCAGTTATTTGCTTTCTTGTGTAGTTTGTAAAAGTTGTTTCAGTCAAATCTGATGTTGAACCTGTTTCAGCGTCAGAAACAGCCGTTGCTAAACCAACCCATATATTATCTCCTAAACCATTTCCATTTCCAGTGCCAAAATTAGCACCGCCAACTTGTGCATTGTTTTTAAAAATAAAGTTTAGTATTCTGTGTTCTAGAAATGTGGTTGCGGCATTTGAAGTTGCCATTTATCCCTCCGTTTTCATATAAAAATTGTCATAAGAACGTCTGTTAACGCCTTCTCTGTTTACGTCAGCAATTCCTTTTTGATATAGTTGTGCGTAATATTGAAGTGTCTTGTCGTTTCTATTATAAGTTGATGCTTCTACTAAACATGCATACAACAGAACATCATAAGCTTCAGATGTTAACCAGTTTGCAGTATTTGTTGTAGAAAGTGCAGGTAATCTTCTTCTGTAAGATACTTCTACAGCGAGATTTGCAGATGGTGTTGGAGCTACATATATTGTCTCATTGTCAAAGTAACCATAGTATTTAGGCGTACCTGTTGCTGTTCTATTGGGCCAATATTCTTGCATAAATTCGTCTGATTTTAAAAGTAAATTACTTCGCACGTTGCTACTGACCGTTTGTAAGTATTCAAGTGTTACAAGGTCACCGGGAAGTGTAAGGAAGGGGTCGTTTAAGGTAAGAGCCGAAGTTTGCCTTTTTCTAAAAGCAGGTATAGCTAAATCTCTTGATAGTTTCAGTTCGGCATTGTCTATAAAACGATCAATGGCATTGGAAAACTCTGTACCATCGTCTTCCATATGATCTTTAATATCTGCCACTAATGTTACATATGAAGTCATGATCTTGTTCCTGCTGTATGTGGATATAAATTGTCAAAGGTTGAAGTGTTGACACTTGCTTCGTCAGCTTCTGGTCTTGCGCCTTCTATTGATTGATCATCTTTAGGCTTAACCTTTCCTAAATGATTTTGGGGATGGTCTATATCCACAACATCTCTACCAACCCTTAATCCGCTTCTTCTTCCGTTTGTTACTTCGTAAACCAAATCAGAAAGCTTGTATCTAAATCCTGTTCTGTCACAGATACCAAGAGCATATTTACCATTACCCATTGTTATCTCCCATAAAGCGTTGAAGGCACGATTTTAAAACTTGATCTATCACGGTCTTCTGTTGCCGCTAATTGCCATTCCTCTTCATACAATTGCTTTAACAGCGATACTCTTTCAATTGCAGAAGGATTTTTTAAAGCTATATGATACGACAATCCAGCAACAATTGCAGGTAAGAACCTTGTTGGAGCATCATATTGATATTCTCCACCGCTAGAAGAGTCTTGTATTCGTCTTACTCTGTAATAGACTAGCGTATAAGTATTGTTGTTAGGAACGGGCCAAACTGTTATTTGTGGCGCATCCCTTAAACGTTCAATGTAAATTTGTGTAGGTCTTCCTGTCGTATTTTTACTCGACAAAGAAGCATAGTCACCTACATGCATTCTTGTTATTGCTGTATCTACTTGAGTTGATCCAGTGCCTGTTCTAATTGCATAATCTAATATAGCAACAGTATCCACTGGCAAAGTGTATGTTGCTGTACCGCTTGTCAAAGCCTGAGTAGCATCTTCCACAGTCCATAAATTAATTCCACGATTAGCAAATTCTTGACTAATAAGGTTTAATGATCTTCTGGCTGTTCTATAGTCAGAACCACTAAAAGCCCTGCCCAAGCCTGCTCTTTCGTAAGCTTCATCAATAATTTCATCTATGTCTAGATTAAATGTACTTGTTCCGCTTGTTGCCATGTTTTACTTCCATATTATTTAAATTGCTTTTTTATACTTTTTATAACGTTTTTTAAAATAAACGGTTTTTCATTTGGTCTGTAAGGACATTCGTATTGCCTTGGACATTCACCTGCGTCATACGGCATGTATTCTCTGTATTGAGTGTTGTTTGCACCCAAAAACAAACAGACCCTTTGTTTTTTTACAATTAGTTGACTTGCAAGCCTGCAAATTGTCATTTTTTGCTTTTCATCGGTGGTTTCCGCTGCTGCATTTACGCTTAAAAACAGCATTTGACCCGTCATGAGCAAAAACATTAGCCCGAAGCGATTAACCATACCATCCCAGCAATTGCACCACAGCCAACTAAAGAGGCTATTCCAATTATTATATAGTCTCTTATTATCCTATTTCGTTCTTCTCTTGCATATATTGCATTTTGCCTTGCTTTTCGTATTCGACCTTCTTCAGCAATAAGGTCATCCCATGCTTTTAAGCCGTAATGAGCAATTAAAAAGTTTTTTAATTCTTCTCTTTGTTTAGCAAGTTTTTTTTTGCTTGCAAAACTTTCAATAGCTACGCTTTCTATTGAACCGTTAAAAAGCTTGTCAAGTGTTGATGGGTTATTAGCGTTCTTGTGTATGTTGTCCACATCACTTACTGCTGTCATCCACGCTGACAATTGTGACCCCATATCTTCGATTTCTCTTCCCATTGTAATGGCTTTTTTTATACCATTATATGCGGCTGTTGCCCCACTGACTGCAGCAGACAGGGTAATAGGATCAATCACATTTCCCCCCTAAATAATATTAATTCTTTTTCTTTTTTTTCTTTTTCTTGCTACCGTAAGTTACAGACTTTGGAATGTTTGATCTAGATATCGCCATTAACACTTCCACCTTCTTCGAGCTTGCCTTAAACGACTGTTTGGATTTTTTGCCGCTTTAGGAAATTGTTTCATTTGCCCTGCGCTTCTTGCACAATAAGACTTGCGCCTCTTAGAAGCTTTGCTCCCTTTTTTAACTTTGCCAGTAACCGCCCCTTTTAGCTTACTGCCCGGATTGTCTCTTCTATATTTAGCAATCCCCTTTTTTGTCATTCCAGCACCAGCTTTAGTCGGTCTTTTATGACCGCCACCAATCGTATGCCCCTTCATACTACCTTTCTTTGTCATGCTTTCTTGGTTTTCTTTTTCTTTTTAGGTTTTGTTTTCTTCCAACCTTTTTGCATGTTTTTATAATTTTTATCAGAAATGGTTGATTTTGATTTAGGTCTAGAAATACCTAATCTTTTTCTACGATTTATATTTTCTACTAATGACATAATAACCTTTCTTTTAATTAATCAGTTTTTTGAGGAACGCAATAAGCCTTGACCCAAATTTTATCTCCTGCGAGGGATTGACTCCAGTTTTGTTCTCTAATCTTCTTTGCAATTCTAAGGCACGAATCCAGATCATTGAAGTACACACTATCTTGAACCGTACCAGATAAAAAAATTAAAAGAACCCATATCAAGTTGCGGTATACTTACCACCCCTTGTAGCAGCCCCCATACCACGACATATTGAACCTTTTGGCTTTCCACCACGTTTCATCCCATAAGGTTTGCCACCATGCTTCATTCCGTATGGTTTTGGTTTTCCGCCATCTTTTAAACCACTCATACCCATTGCCCTTTTAATTTTTCCAACAATTTTTTTGATAGGTTTGCCTTTGGTTTGATAATCAAATACAGACTGGTCTTCTCTTTGTTGCACCTGCTTGCCAAAACGATTCTTTTTTGGTGGTTCGCCAAAATATCCTTTTTCAGCTAAACGAGGATATTCTTTTTTATCTTCATCGATATCTTGTTTATCTTCCAGTTTTCTATATTGCCTATAAGACATCTCTTTACCTGTCTTAGCATCACGAACCATATCTTTTTCGTTTATTGTTTCTAATGTATCAATAAACCTTTTAGCTCTTTTTTTTCCGTTACTCACTTTATCCACCCCATAGCAAAGTTAACTATTACGCCTACAACACCGCCAAGACCCATCATAACCCAGAATGCACCTTTCCAACGATTTGCTGTAGCTCTTAATTCTGACATGTCTGTTTTCATTTCTTTCATGTCATCCTGCAAAGCTTCTACACGCTCTTCAAGCCTAGCTAGAGCAACTTCTAATTTTTGTGCTTCACTCATCTTTTGCTCCATCTTTAGCTTCACTTTTTTTATTATTCCCTTGAAAATATTTTGGTTCAAAATCTTCACAAGACATTTTCAAATAAACCTTACCAGAATGTATGGCTCTGTCTACAGGTTTTAAAAGTCGTCTTCGTGTTTCTGCTATACTTGTTTTTAAAATATTAATTGTAGAATTTTTAACCATTTTTATGATTAATAATTTTTACGAAGTTTTAAAATTATAGTATAAGTGTCGCCACTAGAATGACCTACAGTTGTAAAATTAATGTCACCTGTAACACCACTACCTGCATTATTTGGAATACCGCCAAAAGATGAATAGTCGTGATCACCAGATTGGTTTTCACCTAACTGCATAGCAAGAACGTCAGAAGAAGCATCAAACAAAATGTTTACCTTCATTCCTATGCATTGCCACCAAATTTTTTCTATACTAACGCTTGTACAAGTAAGACCGCCATTTGTCGCTAAAGCACTTACATCAACCTTTGTTACGGCACTTTCGCCTGTTCCGTCACTAACGTTAGTAAATTTCATTACTGCATATTTTCCGCCATCAGCAATAGTCTGGCTTGTGACTGCATCAGCCATAAAATTCTCCTAAAAAAAATGTGGGGGTTTTTACGCCCCCACTAATTAAATTTAACTATCAGTAAACGGAGTAGCTAATGTGCCATCACCCATTAACCAAGCTTCAACCCACCAAGTTGTGGTGTTTACGCCTGTCAAGTTGATCCAACCGCCTGTTAACCATCCCTGTTCAATTGCACCTAAATCAATAACATCATTTGATGAGGCAGGATGAAAGTTGTCAGTTTCACCAATTTCGCCTGTATCGAATAAAAATGCAGTTCCTAAGAAACCATCAGTTCCATCTGTAGTTGCTGTTTTAATTTGTCCAGCACCAGAAAAAGTTGTTTCTACTAAGAATTTATAGTTTAAACCAGCCGCTGGAGTTGGAAGTGTTACCACGATCCCAGCCGCTCTGTTAAAACCAAAAGTTGTTCCAGACATTGCTGTTGTTACAGTGTATGTTGCATCAGTTATAGATGTATATGGAACGACAATGTTAGTAGCACCTGTCATTTTAGAAGTACCTGTGCCAGTTATATTACCACTAGAGTCAATATCAAAATTGGTTGTTATTGCGCCTGTAGTGGAGCTTTTTGTGATTTGTTCAAAACCACCTTCAGACCGTATTGGTCCATTAAAAGTTGTATTAGCCATAAATTCCCCCTGTCTCGGCTACTGTCAGCTTTCGCTGTCAAAGAAAATTAAAGGGGGGATTGCTCCCCCCTAAGATTTAAGCTCCCGGTGAGCCGTAGTAAGCTAGAGGATCAGAATATCCAAATGAATATCTTTCTCTACCTTTGTAACGGACATTACCAGTTTCAAAATCACCTTCCATAGAAGTCTTCATTGCGACCCTTGAAAAATGTTTGAAGCCATTAGGAATATCAGTTCCTAAGAACCATGCATCAGTGTCAGTTAGATAATGGTTAACCATATATCCGCCCGGTACTGCTGACATGGATTTAACAGCATTTAAGTCATTGTCTGCTGACCCAACTCTACCGTCTGTCTTCATCAGTCTTTCAGCTACAAACTGAAGGTCTGAAGGAATAAGAAGTTTCTTAGGTCTCGCAGCAATTTTAAGACCACGCTCATCAGTCCATTTTCCAATGGCAATGATCGCAGCTTCTAACGCTGTTTCGTTTAGATCGACAGCAACGGAAGGCTCATTTGCATTTGTTCCACCGCTAACGAGTGGGTGGTCAGTAGCAAAAAGACTTTTGCCGTCACCACCAGTTTGTCCAGTGAAGCCCTCATTAAAGAGTGCCGCACCCTTAACTTCCTTAGTATTTTGGAATGCACGAGCTAGTGCCTTAGTATAACGTGCTGACAAACTGTCATACAAGTTATCTTCAACAGCTTCCTGTGTAATTGAAAAGCCCATTGCAATTGCCTCGTGTGTATAACGAGCAGTGTACACTTCTTGTGCATCATCATATGCAATTGCTGCGCCTTCGTCTTTCACAGGTGCAGTCCCAAAACCAGAAAGTTTTGTTTCTTCTTCAAAAGCCCTATCAGAATTTTCGACCTCATAACAAGACCTCCATTCCTCTGGGTATCGTGAATATTCCATGCCGAACAATGCGTTCAAGCCTGGGAGCAACTCTTTCATTAGTTGCGCTCTTGATATAGCCATATTTAATTACTCCCGTTAGGTTATTGGATCAACTAGGAACGCATTCTCTGCTGGATTTAGCATAACAACAATATCTGTGTATGCATCTCCAATAGATGAACCCGGTCTGTCGATGAAGTCCACGATTTTCCAGCATTCGCCACCGACTGATGCAGTTGATGCATCGCCTTGGTTGCCAGAGTTACCAGTTATAGTGCTACCAGACGAAGTTTCCACTAGGTCTAAAGTCATCCCTAGTTGAGTCTGGGCGATAGCTCCATCACACTGCAATTCATACAATGTGTGTGGATGGCATGCGACAACAGCTTTAATGTCACTTGCCGAAATGGAACCCGGATAGTATTGTTTCCAAGTTTTTTGCTCGGAATTTGGGTCTGTATAAGACACACCCAAAAATACACCAATTGGATTGATTTCACCTGCCACAGCTTCTTTGACGAGATAACCATCGTCAGTCGAACTTGCAACGTTAGCAAAGCCAACAACATCACCGTTAAAAATAGCTGTTGAATAACCAGATTTAATTAAATATTCTCTAGTTGAACCAGCAAACGGTGTGCCTCCAAGGATTCCAATAGGTTTTAGCCCTCTAGGGGCTGAAGTTGTACTCATAAGTACCTCCTAATTGAAAGTTAGAGTTAAAGGGGATTAATCCCCAAACGATACCCTGCTCTTTCTATCAGGTTGACTGATAGGCATAGCTGGGTTGGATTCCCTCATTAAAGATTGATCAACAGCTTTCATTGCATCTACCGATTGTGTTTTGTAGTGTTCATTTCGTTGATTTGCCATCTTTGAAGGCATCCTACAGAGAAGTAATCCACCAACTTCTATTTTCCCTTTGAACTTGGGGCTTGGATCAAGCACAAGATGCTCTAACTCAGGACATTCTGCCATAGGAACAGCTTCCCATCCTTCTCTGAGCTTCTTGGAATAGTTCATTGGGTCGTCTCGACCTAAAGTTGATATGCGAACCCATTTAAAGTTCCATCCGTCTTTTGGCAATGGGTCAGGTAAAAGATTTGGTGGTGTCCAATCCTCATTGCGTACATCCTGTTCACGCTTCTCTACATCACGAGGTGTACGTTTTGCTTGGTTAGTTTTAGCTACCATTAGAATATCTCCTAATTATTAAGTGCGACAAATTGTTTGGCGTATTCCTCTAGGGGAACGCCTAACCTTTTGGCGACAGCCACTTGGCTGGGTGAAAGTTTGACCTTGCGTGATTTTCTTGGTGACTGATTACCAGCAGGGGTAACAACAGTCTGATTCACGTTTTGTGAACTCTTCTGATCGGTCACAACTTCATCAGAAGAGAATTTGTGCGGAAACTCCTGCTTAATACGATCATTTAACTGTTCGTAATAAGCATCACTGTCTCCACTAATTCCTCTTTTTATAAGTTCATCATGTATGGTGTATGCCGCATTTGTCATAACCATATCTTTGTTGAACCAAGGATTTTGTTCAGCCCACTCTACAGCCCTTGCATTTGGGGGCGGTGGTATTGACGGGTCAGGTGCAGTTGGAGCTACTGACTGGTCATTAGCCTGCTTCATCTCGGCAAGCTTGCCACGTTGAGTTGCCGCATCTATCATCCTTGTCTGTGCTTCTACTATTTTGTCAGCGTCACCTTCTTCATAGGCTGACTTATATGCTGACGTAGCACTTTCAATTTCAGATTTAATTCTGGCTTCCATTTCATCAGTGCCGAATTTACCAATTTTAGACGCTCTGTCTCGCAGTTTTTTATTTTCATCCATCGTTTTGACGGCAACGTTGTAATATTCGTCTCTTTGACGTTCTGCTTCTCGTTGCTTTCTTGTCAAATCATCAATACGTTTTTGAAACTTATTTGGTTTTTTCGGCTTGTCTTCTTCAGCAGTGTCAGCTTCTTGAGAAACCTCTTCCTCTTTTTCTTCTACTGCATCAGGTTCTTTTTTGAATTCAGTTTCTTTTTCTTCATCCAGATTTACTTCGACATTTTCGTCTTCGTTTTTAGATTCTTCAATCATACATGCGCCCTCGCTATTTTAGTTGGATCGGAAACTACTGCCAATATGGCATCGTCATTAACAATTCGCATTTCGGTTTCACTGCATTCAAAACGATGACCTGCATATTTTGAAAGCATAACCCAATCACCTTCTTTACACCACGGATTAAAACGAAACCTTGGGTCAGAATGTGGATAGGCATTTGGACCGACCTCTACGACCTTGCCAATTATTGAAGCTACGTCTTCTCTGTTCTTTGCATCAGAAGGGAGAAGAACGCCTCCTTTTGTTTTCTCTTCAACTTTGGGCATCACGATTAGCACATGATATCCTGTTGGTTTTGGATAGTCGTCAGGAATGGCGACTTCTGCGGTTGAATAAACCGTTGTCATATATTCTCCTATGTTTTTGTGGTGGCTAACCGCAGACGTTTAGAAGTCTTCTTCGTCTTCGTCTGTTTTCTTTGCCAACGAGAGGAGTTCTCTCTCTGCGATGGCTAGACCCTCAATCTGTCCAACCATTCGTTGATATGCATCATAACTCTGTGCAGACCCCAGTGCCACGGAGTCTGTTAATTCATTCATTAACGTTCTTAACTGCTTTCTAAAAGTTTCTGAATCAATCCTCATAAAACGTCTCTACAAAAATTGGGGTTGCTTCCCCAACATAAGCTCCAGCAATATTAAAATTATAATATTCTCTGGCTTCTTCATATGTCATTTTGTCTTTCATTAATATTTCAATTATCTTTTCAACATCATATGCCACAACACTTCTCTGACCAAAAGAATTTGCAGTTCCCATAATAGCTTCATCAAAGCCATCTGCGAATGTATACGTTTCGTCAGTTTCTTCCAGTATTGCCTTTCGTATTGGCATCTTTGTTCACTTTCATCAATTCAATTGCCAACTTATCATCAGCGATTTCTTTCTGTTGTGCAAGTCTTTTCTCTTCCAGATTGTTTCTCATCTGTGTTTTCTGCAAGTCTGTCTGTGCTTCAAGCTGTGCTTCCTGTGCTTCCTGTTGTAACTCAGCTTGTTTTAACTGCAATTCAGCCTGTTGCTGTTGTACTACTGGGTCTTGAGCCGCGGCTAACTGTTGCTCAAGAACGGCTTGTTGTTGCGCTTTGCCAGTTATCTGAGCTGCAGCTTGTGCCGCACTTGTGGCTAATTGTTGTTCCTGCTCTGGTGAAAGTCCTTTAGGGTCTTTCTTTTCAATTGGTGGCAGGCTAGTACCCATCATTTGTTCAGCTTCATTTCTGTACTTATGCGCCATATGCTCACTAATATGCGATGACAGTGCAGGCTGTATCATCTTAGCCATTGGGTTTTTCATCAATGAAGGGTCTTTCATTAAACTCATATGTGCAGAGATATGAGCATCGTGATCTTGATATGAATAAACCTTATTGGGTATTCCTGTCATAATCCTCGCATTTTCTGAAATTGGGTCAAATGGCGGTATTTCATTTACGTCTGGCAACACCTTGTCAACTTCTTCCATCCCAGTTGTTTCCAAGTATCTTCGATGCAGTTCCCTCATGTCATACAAATTGGGTGCAGATGCCGCTACCTGCATAGCCGCCTGTTGTTGCATCATACGTTGTGCAAAAGATGTTGCATTAGGATCAGATACTGGAATAATATCAACCCTGTTATCAAAATCTTCACTTGGGTTTCCTTTTTCCTCATAAGGATATTCCTCTATACTGGATGCTATAATATCTGAAAGCAAACCCAACTCTCTGCGTAGAGAATTGTGCAGTCTAGCATGAATAGCACTCATAACCTTCATTGACCTTTCAATCAATGCAAGAGTAGTCCCCACTGGTGCTTCCTGATTGCCCTGACCAACCTGAAGGTCTGCAATTGAAGCAAAACGCCTTCCTTCTTCTACAAGAACGCCCAACAATTGTGCCAACGTGGCTGAAGGCTCTTTAAAGGGCAACGGCATAATATTGTCTCTAATCGCACCACTTGGCAAATCTAAATCCCTGAACTCACCGGGTGCTATAGGTGTATCGTCACCTTTTATTCTTAATCCTCTGGCTTTAAATCCAGCAGGTAAATTTGCCAACGTACCAGCATCAATTAACTGTCTTAGTATAGACGTTGAACTTTTTGCAATAGAACCAATAAGATGGATCAAACCAAAACCGTAATAACCTAGTCCCGGTTGAAACTTATAATGTACAAAGAACTGTGTTGGTCTTTTTAATGTGTCGTTCTGGTCGTAATTGCGGCGAATTGAAAGGATGGTATTGCTTTCCCTGTCAATCGTGACGACATACGGGAGTGCAATTCCTGTTTCTTCCCCGTCTTCTCCTTTGTCTTCAAACCCTGCGAGTTCGAGTTCTGCGTGAACTTCGAGGATAGTCCGAAGGTCATTTTCGCTAACTTCCGTGACTCCTGTGAGTTCGTTGTATTTTGTTTTGACATCTCCGCCTCCTGACTGGGCTTCTGTTAACTCAACATCCCTGTAAAAACCGTTTATTTGCATTTTCCGAACAAAATTTTCGGTTTTCTGCATAACATGTGTAAATCTTGGTGATGTCATCAAATCAGTTGTCGAGTAAGAAACAACAAAATCTTCTGCTGGCACAAAAACGCTAGACGGTCTTTTTAAATATGGATCATAGTATACTTTTCTAAAAGCAGAGCCTGCTAAAGAAAGTTGAAATAACAACTGCTCTGTTTCGTTTCTGTATTCTGGCATTTCTTCAGTCAAAAGATAATTCATGTAGCCTTCTACACGTTTTGCCTGACCGCCTTTTTCTTCTGAAAAACTTCCAACAACTTTAGTTTTAACAGGTCCAGAAGCTGGAAATATCTCCATCATAGATTGTGACACGAACCTAATAACAGCTTCTGACAGTATTGGGTGTGTAACACCTGTCGCACCATCAAATGGCTGTGTTCTCATTTCGTTCTTTATTCCAAGCAGTTCCAACCCATCTGTGTAGGTTTCTTCCCACTCAGATCGTGAAGAACGGTCATCTTCATAAGATGCGATTAAATCAGAAGCCAATTCTGCAAGGTCTTCCTCATCCATCATTTCTGCAAGGTTTTCTGATTCGTCTACTTGCTCTGACTCACTGTCAAAATTTATTTCTACACCACCGTCTTCTGTCTCAATCATAACAGCTTCAGGGTTCACAACGCCAATAGATACCTCTGACTGGTCAGATGGTTCAATCATATCCTGCTCGTCAAGAACCTGACTTGTCAGTGATTTTTCTATTTGATTGGTTGCCATATGATCTCTTTATGTAATTTTTTATTTCATTAGGTTTAATAATATCTGATCTTTTTGTGTAGGGGACATGTTTTACCTGTCCACTTAAAATTCTAGTAATACTCTTTCTTACTTCGTTGATACCACGGTGCTTCTTCATCCTCGTAATCCGTTGGTAAACGGATAAACCCTCCCTGTCTAAAACGCATAAGTGCTAAAGTCGTACAATCAACCAAATCATCATGTTGACCATTTGGGAATGATGCACATTGTTCAATTACTTCTTCTGCCCAACGTGTCGGAGGATACCATACAAGACCTGAAGCAAAGATATCGGCAACTGCATTAACCCTACTAAGCTTATCTTGACCCCTAGAAGGAGTGTAGTCAGTGACTGGTACACCTGATGAACGTAATTCCTGAATAAGCGGTAAGCCTGCTGCTTTAGCCTCAACCAAGAAAGCGTCAGGCTGGTAGGAATGGTATATCTCGTGTGTCCTAGCCTTGAGTTCAGGAAATTCAAGCTTTTCGTTAATACTGTCGAGCAAAATAATATTAGAAGCTTCTTCATTGGTAAAAACGCCCCATGTAGTTATTGCAGAATAGTCAGAACGAGCATTCTTTGTATGTGCCGTGTCAACTGACTGTATAATAAAATCGCATTCTGGCGGATTGGGTTTTGTCCACTCACGCCAGTATTCACGTTTTATTAAAGCACCTTCTTCTGCTGTAGGTGTTTGTTGATACTGAGCAAGCCATTTACCTAACGGCAACTCGGCTTTTAGTGCGTGTAACTCCTCTTTGGGCCAAAATTCGGGCCAAAGTGGTTCACCGCTTTCATACATTGCTGGCAATTCAATGACTTCCCATTGATCAGAACCAGTCCGTTCTCTAGAAGATTGAACTAACCTAGAGGTTAAATCCATCTCCGACCATCGTGTCATCACGACAATAATTGCACCTTTCGGTTGTAAACGCTGTCTAGGACCTGATGAGTACCAGTCGTAAATGCTGTCATAATATTCTGGAGTAGGATTGATACCCGCAGTCTCAGAATGAGGGTCATCAATTATCAACAAATCAGCACCACGACCAGTCATCGCAGCACCAACACCGCAAGCAAAATACTCGCCCCCACCATTTGTATCCCATCTACCTGCAGCTTTTGAGTCTGCTCTTAAAGTAACTTCTGGAAATACTTCCTTAAATGGTTCGGAATCAATCAAGTTTCTGACTTTTCTGCCAAATCTTTGAGAAAATTCCGTGGTATGTGTCGCTGCTATGACCTTTCGTGAAGGGTCTTGCCCTAACAGCCAAGCTGGTAACAACCACGAAGTTAATTCACTTTTTCCGTGTCTTGGGGCAATGTTAATTATTATTCTTTTAAGCTTGCCCTCGGCTACCGCTTGAAACTTTTCAGCCATTATCCTGTGGTGTGGTCCTTCTATAAAAGGGGGCCAAACCTGTCTGGCAAATGACAAAAAATCAGTCTTGGAGTTTTCTATGTTGTTGGCTTCTTGCCAATTCTTCAAAGCATTTGCTATTGATGCCTTATGATTGTTTGGTAATTTATCCAAATTGGATAAAATATCCTTTACACCGATCATTTTATTTACTTTTTTGTTTAATTTTATCTAGCAAGACTATGCTAATTTTGAAGAAGTCATATAAAATCTCCTTTATGCTTGCATATTACACTGTTTAGCGGTGTAATGTTTATTTTTTTTAATATTTGATGCTTATTTCGTGTTTTCAAGCTTATCTATTAACCTTTTTATGTAAAATTGTGCTTTTTCTAGGTCTTCTATTGGCTTTTCCTTAAAGGGGAATCGCCATATGTATTTAAAAATAACTTGCCACAAATACATCTGGTGACCATTCAAGAACGTGTTATAGTTTCTGTCCTGACTGGTCATAGCTTCCATTGCATCAATACATTCTATCTTGCTAGATGCATAATGCGGTGGATGATTAACCATATCAGTCGAAAAACCAGTCGTATTGTCCTGACTTGGGTTGTTCATATGATTTTCCGTGCCGTTTCCGCTGCACTTCTTCACGGTAACTTTTGGATTTTCTGCTTCCAGCCAGTTTTTCGTCTTTTTCCTGCTTTCTTCTTGCATCTGCCACTTTCCTTTCCTTATCTGTTGCGTTTGATCTGTGTCCCCAACACGACCAAGTTTTTCCGTGATCTTCCGAATAGCATACCCACTTATTAGAGCCGCATACCTTACAGGCTCTCTCATGAATTATTTTCTTTGTTAACTCTAGATTCTTCTTTTGTGATGTATATCCTGACCGCTTTGCGGATGACCTCTGCCATCGTGACATGTTTCCCCTTCTCCCTCGTCTCTTTTACTGATAAATTATAAACTTTGTCAAGATCAACCTGCGGTATCATCAAGTTATAGCTTCTCGTAGGTTCTCCTATTGTTCTAGGTCTAGGCATTTCTTAAATCTTTCCAGCTTTTAAGCTCGTGTTGCTCTGCCATGTAGCATGGTTTCTTAAACAACCCATGATCGCCATACCTGCTTTCCCTGCAAAGTTCGTGTGCTTCCATTAAACCTGCCATTCTGTATTCCCCTTTTTGACCTACCATCAAAGCATAATAGTCAACATTGGGGTTTACAACAGAGCAAATTAACCTTCCGTTCTTGTAGCATGTCGTCTTTACATCGACAACCCTTGTTTCTCCCATAAACTTTACTGTGGCATCTCCGTAGTCCATTCCGTTCTTCTTGGATCGTACAAAAATGTCCAAAACCTGCCGTGGGTAAATTCCATGCGCCTTACAAAAAGCCATTTCGGCAAGAACGCCCTCAATATCTGGCTCTAAAGCCCCCATGCTATCCGAAACCTGTCCATTTGGCACATTACTACCCCGTGCCATTTCGTAGCGTTTCACGGCTATTAAATGAGAAATTTTTATTTCTAATTCGTTAAGTTGTATTTTTTCCATAATATGGTTTTAGATACACCATTCTGCTTACTTGTGCATACGTTAAATTAAATTTATCCATGACATGGTATATCGTAAATATTTTGTCGTTGTCGGATTTTTTCAGTTTCTGTCCATCGAACCAGAAGTTTTGAACCTTGTTTATAAATTCATCAGAAAATGCTGTCATGTGTTTCCTTTAGTGTATAGTTTCCTGTTCTTGGCATCTCAGTGCCGTTTCGCATCCCATCAGAAAAATTACAAACGGTATTTCTTCATCTGTTAAGAGCATGTCCTCTATACTCGCAAGTGCAGTCGCATACCATTTATGAATTTTTTCATGATCGGCTATAAAGTCCCCCCTTTCATTTATAAAGCATGCTTTTTTAATTGGTTTTTTCATAGATATCATACCTTAGTAGGGAAACCACAGATTGTTAGGAAAGAAGAGAGGGGTCTGTGGCTTCCCTTTTAGCCACCTGTTAAGGTAATTCTTTATCTAATTATTCATGTTAATAGTCAAGTCAAAAATTTATGTACAAATTTTACCCCACTAGGGAAGTTAGACGTTCTTTTAATTAATTAGGGACTACCTGAGAACAGGTAAGCAAGCGAAATGAAAATTTGGGGATTGCGTGGCTGAAATACTGTACATATTACAAACGACAGCTAGCCGACAAAGGGGGGGATGGGGTCGTTTTTGGCTTGATGATAAGTCCCAGTAAGTCCCCCCTAGTCAAAATTAGTCTCAGAACTTTCTCTGGTCTCCTCCAGTAGGGGATTCTATTTGACTGTATCCTTGGAGAATAAAGCTATTACTTTCTCATCTTCCAGAGCCAGTCTGATAGTCTCCTCCAGACTTTCCTTGGTTGTATTGATATCTAGCTTTTGACTGGTCTCTATTTTTTCAGTGAATAGGTTAACTCCTTCTGACTTACCTAGTAACTCCAGAGACCTAACCCTACTGCTTGGCGAGTTGCCTTCTGTAGATTCCTGTAATAATCGAGAAATAATAAACTCTCTCAGCTTGTCTCCCTTCAGTTGGTTCTTCTGGTCAATCTTCGTCATCTCCTCAAATACGGCTTGGGAGACTTTAGGGTTGGATAGCAATTTAGATGCCTCAACATACAATCCATTCTTACTACCATTCCAGTTATATATCTCTGAATACGATGCACTCGCTATTCCTTTGGTATCTGGGTTAGGCACTCCATGAACGTATGCCATTACAAAAGCATATTGTTTGTCAGTTAGATTATATCCCAGACCAGATGTTAGTTTACCAGATGCACCCATAGCATTCTCCATTGTTGTAGTTCCAAGCATACCAGTTCCCATTGCCAGTTGTTTATTTATCTAGCTTGGCAAAATTACAGGCTAGCAGGTACTACCTATCCTATTGACTGGTCAGTAGGTCTGGTCAGCTAGTTATCCCTCTATATGTATTTATGGCATTTAAGGTATTTTTCTGGGAAATATTACAGTCAAGAATTTCTTGTATAGGTTTAATGGAGTTCTCAGAGCATTACATGGGAGTTTATATCTCTGGCATATGATTATACCTTTTCATATGTCTTTGCCCCTCTGGTGGTCTTTATATCAAGAATTTCTTGTAACCATTACACTGCTTGGGTTGTGACCAGTCAGAAGAATACGAGTCGCTAGTGATTCTCTGATATTCTGGGAATTTCCAGTAGTACCTGTCAATCTGCTCCCAGTAACCTGTAAATACTACCTCTAGGCATAGAGCCAAATAGGTCTTTTTTTGTGTTGTTTATGTCACATGTTTAAAACTTTTAAATACTGTCAAGAAATTCTTGGTATTGCCGAAAGCAGATTTTCGTGATAATTGAAACTCATGTTTCAAAGGCACTGATTAGCCACTCACTACTCCCCCTAGGGGGAAGGAAGGAAGGTATTTTAAGTATGATTTTTTAAGGTTGGCAACCCAGAGCCAGTAGGGCGAACGTCTCACACTCTACTTTAAAACAGACCCAGTTAGTCAAATTGTGCAGATGGTTCTCCAGAGATGCAACCCATGTCGTGATGACACTAGATGCTTTTCGTAGAGAGGGAGTTTAAGCAGTAACAGTTAACGATCCAGACAAGATCATAACAAAAACCATCCAAGTAAACTGTCAGATAGTGTGTGCTATCTCTGATGAGTTCAAAAGAACGAAACAGTAACCAATAACCAAGGAGTTCCAATGGAATATACAGTAGATAAATTTATCGCTAAATTTAATGAAGATGAACTTAGCTTGTTGGCAAAGTTAGTTGATGCTTATTGGCTTTGCAATAGTGGAGACACTGGCAACAATGGTTTAAGTGCTGACTTAGTTAGCACTGGTTGTAATCCAATTTCACAAGCTATCAAGGCAGTGATCAAAGATGACGAACTTTATTGGGAGTGGGTTAATTGTGGCTTAGAGGTGACTTGGGTAGCTAAAGATTATTTTCAAGATGGAACACCAAAAAGGAACTTTTAGTACTTAATTCTCAACTGACGAGTTCATAAGAACGAAACATGGGGCATCTGCTCCATGTCTTGAGATAAACATTAACCAAGGAGACAATATGTTAACCACTAAATTTTTATATGAGTTAGAGAAAAACAATAACTCACAAGTCAAGATCAGAGTTAGATCATCTAAAGGGAAATCATGGTATAAAGAAGATTTCTCAATACAAGGCATTGTAAGAGCGAATAAGTATTACAATGCTCAGTTAGAACTTTTGAGCAGAGATGTTATCTCTGGTCTAAGAATTGATTTCATAAACGTGGGGGGCAAGTAATGTCAGAAGACAGATATAAAAAAGCATATGACACTGTTCAAGAGATAAAACGTCTAGTTAAATATCTTGACGAAAATGTATCAGCTAACCTACCAACCTATGCAGTCCAGACTGTATGCAGTAGGGTTAGCTTACTGGCGATTAACTTAGAAGAGTTAAGTGTTGACCAAGACTACGTTGACACTTGGGTTTCTGAAAATCGTGAAGAAATACATAAACAAAAACAAATTTTAAAATTTTATAACATCAACAACCAATAGGAGAGTGTATGAAAACACATGATGTACTGGCTCTATTCAAGAGCAAATTCGTAACTGGAACATTTACCAAAAAGAATGGCGATGTTCGCAAGTTCTGGGGGCAACTAGAAAATGATGTTAGGCATCCCAGATCAGTCACATACTTTGACTATCACAAGCATGGGTTCAGAAGGATGAGCCTAGACCAAGGAACGGTCACAATAAAATCTGGCGAGACAGTGTTAACTGTCTCCAAGTAATTAACTTTTAACTTTAACTTTTTTTTAAGGAGACATATATGTCAAATTTTTCAGAGAATTTTACTTCATGCACAATGGAACAAGCAGAGAGACTAACAGTAAGAAATGCCTTACTTAATCAGACTACTATGATGCTAGGTGGCTATGGATGGGGAAAAACATCAGTAGGCATCAATCTTAAAAACAATCCACTGTTGAATGCCCAGTATCCAATTGAACACATTGTCCACTTTGTGCCTTCAGAGTGTGATCTTACTGACAACAAAGGTGCATTAGATACAATAGATGTTAACGGTGTTAAGCTAACTAGCTTTTGCCCACCTCAAGAATATTACAAAATTGTTGAGTTAGCCAAGCAAGGCAAAAGATCAATAATCATATGTGATGAAGTCACTGATGCTGATACTATCATGCAAGGCATCCAGAGACGTATTGCTAACGAAGGTGTTGTTGGCAATCTTGATCTTAAAGTTGAGTACCAAGGCAAGATCATCAGACCAATTGTTGTTTTACTTGGCAATAGACCAGAAGATAATTCTGGATACCAAGATGTTCCTAATGCATTGTTTGATAGATGTAATGTTATATTCATCAAGCCAGATGCAGAGACTACTGCAAACTGGATGGCTGAGAATGGATGCCATCCTTGTCCACTAGCATGGGTTAGAAGTAATCCAAAAGTAGTTAACGAAGGTCAGAACCCAGACCACATAGTGTCCATGTCTGGGCGATCTCTGGAAAGAGTGAGTGACCAAGAAAAGATGGGAAATATTCCTGCCGATCTTGAGTTGCCATTGTTCGAGGGCATCGTAGGCACTGAGTTAGCTGAATCTTATGTGGCATTCAGACGAATATACGAAGGTCTCATTGATAGAAATAAAATCTATGCTGATCCTCTTGGAACTGAATTGCCTAGTGAAGAGAGACCAGACATTGCATATACACTGGTAACGTCTCTGGGTTATTTCATGGACAAGGACAATGCCACTGCAACTGTCAAGTATGTCAGAAGGATGAAAAAGACATATGCTCTCTTATGCATTAAGGATGCAACATCTAGAAATCCTAAACTAATGAATAATGCAGAGGTCAGCAACTTTTGCATGGATAACTTAGATGTATTCACTAACCTAGGTAAAGGTGAATAACTTATCACTAGGGGGGCAGTGATGCCCCTCATTTACAATCAAGAATTTATTTACAATTGACCAGTCAATAAGGAGACTATTATGGATAAAAATATTAATAAGCAAACTATGTTGCAACAAACTACGATCATCTGCAACTTCAGAGCAAAGTACGGTGGCTCTGGTCATTTTTTTGACAAGGCACACAATGCTAAATGGTGCAAGGCAAATGGCATCAGTGTTGAGAATAGCGAGAAACTTTCCAGAACAACTTTTGCAAAGTTTGGAGTTACTGGGCAAACTATGTTTGATGCTATCCAGTCGCATTACAAAAAAGCTTTAGCAACCCATAATTCATACTTGCTTTGCAAAATGGGTGATGCTCAGTATGGCGATGGCATCATGGCAAAAGAATCCCTCATCCCACATGCTGAGAGGATGGAAGAGATGGAGACCAAGTTTATTGAACTGGTTACAAACTTTCTTAATGCATACGAGCAGATCAAGAAGGATGCAATATTTCTCTACGGTAACAAAGTCTCTGAGAGTATGTATCCATCAGTTGACGAGATGCGAGGGAAGTTTGCATGGAACATTGAGAGGTCATCATTACCAGAGACCAATTCAGTCAGCAATTTGTCTTCAGAATGGGAACAAGAAATTATTAACTCTACTGAGAAAAGATTAACTGAAGTATTTGATAGTGCAGTTAACAATCTGGTCTCTAAGTTAAAAGAGTGTGTTTCTAATATCAATAAGCAGACTAAGACCAGAGGTGGCATCAATGCTGACACGTTCAATAACTTTGCCAGTCTGTTAGAGAGTGTTCCACAACTGAACATTTCTAAATGTCCTAAAATCGCTAAAGTTTGCGAGGATGCAATTAACCTTTTCAAGTATGCTCCAGAGTCAACTAATGACGATGCAGTAAAACAAGACCTTGAAGATAAATCTCAAACAATACTTAATGACCTAGAGTTGCTAGGCATTGGTTCTGAAATATAAGGAGACGATATGATAGACGTTAATAACAGAATATCCCCAGAGGATAAAATAGAGAACAGTAAGGCATACTTACTGTTCAACCTTCCTATGTACGGTTTGCCAGTCAATAGGCTAGTCTGGAAAATAGATAACTCAATTTCGACTGCTTGCACTGACGGTAAGCACATTTACTGGAATGAGAAATTTTTTGATAGTCTTTTCAAGCCAGAGTCTACTGGAGTTTCAATGCATGAGGTGTTGCACGTTATTTTTGAACATCCATCACAATTGGCTAGGTTCTTAAAAAAATATCCTCAGTATAGTACACCGTTCTATAATCAGTTTATGCAGATGAGCATGGACTTTGAAATTAACTTTATAATTTTTGATATGAAATCAAAGTTTATAAAATTACCAGATGGTGCATGCTTTGACGAGCAATACAGAGGTATGGTCTGGCAAGAAATATTCTTTAAATTAATTAAGGATGTTACTCCACCAAAAGATGAAGAGCCAGACGAGATAGTGAACACTGGTGGCTCTGGAACTTGCGAAGGTGACGGTGATCAGCAATCTGACGTAGGCAACCACGAAGTTGATGACCAAGGCACTTCAGAAGGTGGTGATGGCGATGACCAAGATGGTTCTGGAGATGACCAAGAAGGTGGTTCTGGTAATCAGCAATCAAACGATGACCAGTCTTCTTCAGGCGATACGGGTTCACCATCTGGTGCTGACCAGTCAGTAGACACTGGTGGTTGTGGTGGTGTTATTGTTCCTAAGAACGATGACGGCTCTGATCTAAGCGAGCCACAATTAGAGCAGATGGAAAAAGAAACCAGAATAATGGTTAGGAACTCAATTCAACTTGCCAAGAAAAAAGGCAACGACATTCCTTCCCAAGTAATGGATGCTTTTAACGAAAATAGAAAAGCAAAAGTTGACTGGTTGTCAGTATTGAGAAAGCATACTGCCCCTATCTTTAGGAGCGATCAAACTTACTCAAAGCTTAATAAAAGACTAAGACCATTAGGCTATAAAATGCCATCTTATAAAAAAGACGGTACTGGTGAGATTGTTATATGCAACGATACATCTGGCTCAATGACTGCTAATGAGGTGGAGCAGAGCAACACTGAGACCTATAAAATTGTATCCAAGGTCAAGCCTAAGAAAGTTACTATTCATTATTTTCATACCAGTGTGTGGTGTACACAGACTTATAAGACTGGTGAGAAATTTAAAATGCCTAGTCATTTTGAAACTGGTGGTACTGACTTTCAAGCTTTCATGGATAAGGTTAACGAGCAGAATGCCAAGCCTAAAGTTATGATTGTCTTTACAGATATGTATGACAGATATCCACCCAAGCCGTCATTTCCAGTTATCTGGATATCGACAACTAAAGATAGAGTTGCACCATATGGTAAGACTATCTATCTTGATCCATCTGAATTAAAGGGAGTGGCATAAGCCACTCTCTAACTTATCACTAAGGAGAAATATATGTTTAATATTCATAAAGGTATTGAAGATACCATGAAACTTTTTAATAAAGCTGAAGGAACATCAGACCAGAGAAAAATTGCAGTTTTATTAGGCGAACATAAAACTGGATTTTTAGTTTTTAAACCAACTAAAAAAGTTGGAGAATTTACTTATAGCGAAAGCTATAACGAAATAAATAATGTTTCAGATAAAATGTTTACTGGCATTAAAAAAACCTACAGAGCAAAAACATTCCTCAATTACATAATTGAAACTAATGCACTAAAAGATTTTAGCCACCTTACAGAGGACAAGGAAAAGCCAACTCTGTACCTTGTCAGAAAAATAGTTAAGGAAGTTTCCATGATGAGAGGAAGAGGTAGTTTTGTAACTGGTTTTGGTGATCAGAATGTTAGAGAAGTATTATCAACAGTAATGATCAAAAAAGAGATTATGGAAAATAGGTTTCATTACAATGTTCTTAATCAAATTTGCAGAGCCAGTGTTGACCTTATTGCCTATCGCATTGAAAGAAACAATGTGTGCGAAACTGCGAAACTTTCTTGGAAACAAAAATATAATCATGCAGGCATTGCCCAGAGGATGTTGACTAGGTTTGGCACTGAATACAAGAATGCAATCAATAAGCCAGTATGCAATAAAGAAAATTCTGCTCTAGACGGCTCTAGATTAGATCACAGTGTTAATGCAAGGTTTGCTAATCATAACATCTCTAAGAGAGAAGGTATTCCAGTATGGCACTGGGAATTAATACTAGGTTTTAACGGTTATGATTTTAATATAATGCTACCTAAGAACTGGAGACAAACTGTTGTGAAGGAAAACATTGCAGTAGTCGATAGCAAAATTATTACCAGTGTTATCAAGGTGGAGAAGGAGACCTTGAGAAATCAACCTATTACAATCTATGAGGTACGGTACTCTAAGAGAGAGGTTCATAAAGGTCACGATAACGAATACCGTAAAAACGATAAAATCTTTACACATGGTCACAAGGGTTTTGTTGTTAAGGTAGGCGATGCTAACAACCCAATAGCATTAAGGTTAACTGACCACTATGTGCAAGTAAGAAAAATTGCACAGAACAGTGTGACCAGAGAATTTTTCAAACAACTATCAGCTAACAATGGAGAGTAGATTATGATATTTGAAATGCCACCAATACCAAAATTTTTGTTAAGGGAAAAACCAAAGGTGGGTGTTAACAACATCCACTCAGTCCCCACTACTACTGCTGACCAGTCAATACTTACACAGTCAAAAGCTGAGTATGGCAAAAACAAATTGACTGCAAAGTTCAAGGAAGACTTAGCCGTATTAATTAAAGGCGAGGTCTTAAAGGGCAATAATACTTTCTACAAAGTTAAGAAGGTCTTAGGTCATAGGTATAGTGACAACGAATTAAAGTGTGGTTTTAATCAAGCGAGAAAATTTAATAAAACTTTCGCACTGAAGAAAATCATTTATTGGAAACTTGAACTGAATGGGAAAACCTATTCAGTCATTAATGATATATAGGAGAGGGTTATGAAAGTAACTGACAAAAAATTTACATTAAACTTTAATGTTCAATTATATGTTTCAAAAGCAATTGAAGGTTGCGAGACTAAAGAGCAAGCCATTCAAAAACTAATCGAAGAAATGAACGAAGGTTTCATGCAAGAGAAAAAATATACTTCCCAAACATTTGGGAAGAAAAATCAAAACTGGATTATCAAGTCTGAAGAAATAACCATAGATGAAGACAATTGGTCGAGTTCAGAGAGGGTAAGCTAAAAAACGTCTCGTTTTAAAGACCGTCAGAGGGGTGGAACTATACCTTTTGGTATATTTGTACCTCTCTACAATCAAGAATTTATTGTAACTTATAAGGAAAAAACAAATGAATAAATATCAAACTAGAGTATTTAAATCACTAACACTGTTTTTAATTTTATTAATGTTAGGCATCATGTCTATCTTTTGTGGGTTTGCCTTAATTGGTTTGGCAGAGACTACCACAATAAGTGAGATGAATTACAACGACATGTTCTTTACATTCAGTGGTTCAGTATTAGTTTTCGCATCCTTCTTCTGGGTCTCATGCATGAGCCTAGTAAGCAGAATAAAATGAAAAAGAATAAGAGGGCATGGCAGAATGACAATGCACCAGACTGCAACTCTGGAGAAGTGGGTTTGATTCCCACTGCCCTCTCCAAAAATTCTATAGCACAAAATTTGAGCGATCCTTTGTTTAGACAAAGGGTCGTTGCTGACAAAAAAAAATATAGCAGGAAAAGGTCTAAGCATTTGACCAGTCAAATTATAAAGGAGAAAAATTATGATAAGTGATGTACTGTTTGCAAATGAGGTTCTCGCAGGATTATCTAATCCAGAGAGGGGAATAAACGGTTACTGCTCTAAAAAAAGAATTAAACAAGCAGAGCCTAGATTTGGAAAAGATACGAACAAAAGAGCAATAATGTCATGCAGACAAGCCGTAAGAGAAGTTTCTGATGCTCAAAAGTTTTTTATTGATAGAAAGTTAGTTGAGACGGCAGTTGAACTTTCCTTTCAAGAGCCTTCAGATATTATTAAAATGGCTAGTAGATCAAAGCCTTGCTTTGACAATATGTGGATTGAATGGGATGAAGACCATCGTGTTGACTTTATGATGGAGACCACTAAAAAAATATTTGATAAAAAATACCACGAATATTTACATGTTGAATTTAAAGAAGGCACTCTTTCAAGAATAGGATACCACATACAAAAAATAAATGGTCAGCCTTTTTATACAATGTATGGAAAAGACCCAGAATTTAGTAATGGCAAAATAAATATTTTACACAATGGGTTTTACTTTTCTAATCAAGAAGAATTGCTTACTGAAGAATTTAAAAAACTTACTGATTGGGAAAGAAATACAAAAATTGATGCTGAACTTGATAACGATACACCATCCTTTTTATTGATGGGTAAAACTTATCCATTGTATTTACTAAGTAAGAAGGGCGATGCTTGGGTGAATGCCTACATTTATAATCACAAGAAAAAAAATGACAAGGCGATTGTAGAGTTATTAGAAGAAGTAAAATATGACAAATTTTTAAAATGGTTTTCACCTCGCATAGAAACTGCCCAGTCAAGAGGAACGGAAATGTTTTTAACTGACAAGCAGTTTAACGAGGGTTTTGACCATCATAAAATGAGCAAGTTAGTTGGTGCTGAATTGGTGGCGATGAATGGTGATTTAAGGTTCTTGATCTGTGTACTTGGATTGTTGAACTACGATCACATTGTATACAACAATGCAAAAACTAACTCCCAAGTTTCAAGACTAAGGTATGGCATGCATACTCCAAAGCATACCTTTAAACTTGTTACTATTGATCTTCCAAAGCCTAACATAAGAAGAATTTGCAAGGGCATTGCCACTGGAACTGGTGTTCCAAAAGCAGAGCATTGGAGAAGAGGTCACTGGAGAAAAATGCCTAAAAAACGTATTTGGATTGAGCCTATGAAAGTAGGCAACAAAAAAAATGGTGTAATTGAACATGATTACATCTTACGAGGAAGAAAAAACTTAATCACTGACGAAAGGAGTTAAAGGTGAGTATTACATACGAAAAAGTTGACACTGTTCAAGACCTTATTGACGTATTGCAAGCAATACCAGATAAGAATTTAGGTGTAAGGCTAGAGGTTAATAGTAAAGACGATCCTACAAACTACTGGCTTTATGAAATTGTATATAACCCCACTGGTACTAATGGGTATGAAATGAGTGGCGAAGTATCGCTATTCGGAACTGAGTAAAGGAGAATAATATGTTATTAGAAACGGCAACGGCTTTAACGTGCTTGGCACACACCATATTCTGGGAAAGTCGATCTGAGAGTCTGGTGGCTCAAATCGCAGTCGCACATGTGGTTATGAACAGAGTTAATGATTACAGATTTCCAAATACAGTATGTGGTGTTGTTACTGATGGGTTGAGGTATAAGTGGAACAATCAAATGGTAAAGCATAAATGTGCATTTAGTTATTATTGCGATGGCAAGCCAGAAGATGTTAGCATTGATCCTAAAGCTTATGACTGGTCAGAAACAATTGCTTTAGCAGTATTAGATGGCACATTTAATGTTGATGTAACAGAAGGTGCTACACATTACCATGCAGATTATGTTTATCCAACATGGGCAAGCACCATGACGATGACAGTTTGCATTGACACACATTGTTTTTATAGATGGGAGATGGATTGATGAAAATTAGCAACATGAATGCTCATACTAAATATAGCAACGATGAGGAAACAGACAAACTTCCTCAAGTCGAACACATTGTTAATTATGAACTTAATGGAAGAAAGATTAGCATGGAGTTAATGGCTAACTGTCCATTAGATGCAATAGAAAAAGTAAATGCAATATTAAAAATTCAAGGAGACAATAATGAAATTAAAAATTGATGATATTAAATCTGTGAATACATTGGGAACAATGCACGACAATCAGATGTTAAATGTTATACTAAATTCATTAGATGGAAAGTATGACAAGGTTATGGACTGTGGTGTTAGATTAAGTGTCTTAACACTACTAGACATAAGCAAAGAGAATAGGAAAAACATTAGACTTGTTCTTAATAAAAAAGTAAAATATTACCACATAGAAAGAGAGGTTTAGGTGATTAGAATTAATGTATCCACAAGAAGAAACGAAAAGAACGAACTTTCGTTTGACGTTTTTATAGGCGATTCAAAAGACCCACATATATTTTTAACCGTTCCTTCAATCGTATATGAAGAAACAATGAAACCAATTTTAACAAATTTGGTAGAAGAACGATCTTATACATGGGAAGACGAAGAACATATTTGTGAAGACTGCCAAACCCAGCAGAATAAAACGCCTCAAGATAGTTCTGACCAGTCAGAAGAAATCAATACTTTAATTGATGAACTTGATCTTGACGACAAGATCACGAAACATTAATCTATTTATAAATTTAAGAGGATTTTATGAGTAGATTACATGATTTAATGACAGAATTTAGACATGTTAAAAAGATGATTCGATCAACTGATTCGGAAAATACAAAGAATAAGTTGATTGGATCGCTTATGTCTATAAAGGGTCAATTCAAAGAAGCAAACCAAAATTTAATTAAAAGACGTTTGTATGCACAGAACTGGCGAGATAAAAATCGCACAGAAGTAAGCAAATACAATAGAGAGTATGCTAGAATAAGGAGAAAGAAAATTGAAGACAATAAAATGCATTCAGTGTGAAAAGCCATCAGTGGTAATTATTGAAGATAAATACTATTGTGGGTATCATGGAAAGCATAAGACATTTAGCATAGCTAGAAGAGGGAAAAATGAGCGAATATCAAAAATACCATTCTTCAAAGAGAATGAAAGACGAGCGAGTTAAAAGAAATAGGAATAGAAGAAAATTACAAAAGAAGGGCAAAGTCAGAAAAGGCGATGGTAAACACATTGACCACAAAGACGGCAACCCAAACAACAACTCGTCTAAAAATTTAAGAATTATTTCAGCTAAAAAAAATAGGAAAAAGCAATGAGAAAGTATCAGTATTTTTCTGGAAGAAAACAAGACTTCACATTCTGGTCAAGTAATATGACCAGTCAAAAGGAAGAGCATCCCCAACCGAAGGGGCAGAAAGAAAGTTTGGACAAACTTTCGAGTACGGTGTTCGGACAAGGATTAGTTGGCGAGTGCCTTGAACATGAAAAACCCCAACAAGCCATAGACCCTTTTTTTAGTTAGTTTTTTTATGATAAGTCTTTATGATAAGTCAGAAAGCTAACAATCCTTATGGTCGTGATGGCGAGGGAGAGAAGGGTGTCTCTCCCTCACTACATCCCTCTAAACTTCCCCACCTCATCCAAAGCACTTTGCAACACTTGCAATTTCCCAGTGCGAGATTTCCCAGTAGACTTAGACCAACCAGATAAACTCTGGTTATAAATTATTATCCCCTCTAAAAGACTAGATGAAACTCTTCCACAATTCTTTTTAATATGTTCTAAGACTTTATTAAGCATTACTCTTGACTGGGCAGAACGTTCATTCTGACCCGTAGAGCTACCTTTTCCCATAGGCACTGGATTAGACAAAAAAGATTGAACCGTTAATTTAATGTTGGAACGTATGGCGAGAGAGTGCAACCACTCAGCAGACTGATGTTGGTCTTGAGTAATCTTTTCTTGAAAATAATACAGATCATAAACACTTGTGTCAGCAAAACGAATGGTTGACCTAATGCCATTACCTATGTAATTGACTTCAACTGGTCTGTTTTTAATAGTGTTTATTTTAATTTTTTGCTTATGTTTTGAAATTTTCTTTTTCATAATACCTTGCCGTTGATTTATTAAACCCAAACATAACTTGTCCAGTCGTTCCAAGTATATCATGGTATCTGCTTTTCAATACTCTTACAATACTGTCATCGCCTATTCTATGAACAACCAAGCCAACATCACATTTATTATACCAGTGACGGCTATCTTCAATGTTATATAAATTAGGTATTGGTAAAGTTCCATCAGCCTTCTCTCCAAGCTTTGTTGGATGGGCAACAACCATGACATGCACACTGTACCTACTGGCAAAACGTTTTAATTTTTTAATACTATCCCCAATATAGTCTGTTGAAGATTGTCTAAAATCCCTTGAATGATCTATCTCGTTGTAAGGGTCTATGACAATAATATCTACATCGTGCTGAATTACACACACAGACATTTTTTCTAATAGCCAATCCAAGTCAGCACTCTCATCATCTTCTTTTACTATAAAAACAAACTTACTGTTTATATACTTAGACACAAGAAAACTGGTCGAGTGGCTACGGCCCCCGGCAGCTAAGTCAGATTTATCGTCTTGACTGGTCAAAAGCGAAGACAACCCGGCAGGACCTGTTGCTGAAAGCCACCTCTCTAAATTTCTCTTATGATCTATCTGAGGTGGTTGTTCAAAACTTGCAAAGGCTATCTTTAGATTATGCTTTAAACTAAGGCGACAGATAGCATCATTAACAAAAGTTGATTTACCATGTGATGGTATTCCAGTTACAACAGAAAAGTCACCAAGCCTTATACCAAGATGATCATCAAGCTTACCCATGCCAGTCCTAAAAACCTCTGGCTCTGGAAGTGGTGGCAATTGATCAAGAGTATAAACCCCAGACACTGCCCACCATTTTGCATTACCAATTACACCATGTATTGCTTTTTCTCCCCACTCCTTGACGCTGTCATTTATGTCTTTGCACCTTTCTGACTGGTCAATAGCGGAATCTTCCAGCAATTCCTGACGCACTGACCTCTTGAGAGGATATTCAACCCATTTACATCTAGGCTTACCTAGTCTCAAGGCAAGGTCTTTAGCTAAAACTCTTCCTGCTCTATCGCCATCAGTGGCGATGATTATTTCCTTAACGTTCCTTAAAAGATCAATTGAATTGTTTAAATATTCAAAAGCCGTGTCACTCCTCTCGTCATCCAGTGGTATTGATTTCAGATTAGCACCGTTTGGAACTGATACACATTTTGGGTAATGTGGCAGAATTGTTAAACAATCTAATTCGCCTTCAGTAATGATAAGTGGAAAGTCGGATAGCGATGGATCGCTCAAACAATCAACGTTAAAAAAATGCTTTCCCCTATCCTCTTCGCTCCCTGACCAGAAGCATGGGTTTTTACTATTGACTGGTCTAACTTTATAACTGTGCGTTTTTCCCTGAATTTTATAGGGCAAGGCTAATAGTTCAGAGCCACCAGTTCCTTTTATTAACCCCACTCCGAACTTTACTGCCACCTCTGACGATATGGCTCTTTCCTCTAGTTGGCGACAGATTGTTTCTGTCAAACCCCCCACTCGGTTTTTTGAATTTTGTTTCGCATTTTGCTGACCAACATTGGGCATAAATTCCTCCCTTTTCGTTTATTATGACTGATAAATTACCCCCACAAACTGGACACAAAGTTTTATGCCATTGTTCATAACCGTTAAATCGTTTAATCTTTATGCGATTATGGTCTAGCCAATTCCTCTGTTCATTTTTCAAAATGCAGTCCACCCCTCAACGTTGTCTTGCGTTTCTTCCTCTAAATAATCTTTATACTTTCCATTGGCAAAAGTGCTTGCCATTTTAACAAAGCTAGTGCCTACACGACCAACACTGCTCATCTCTTTATTATAATTTTCAACGGCAAAAAAGAAGTCATCAAATGTAATTTCACCCTTTTTAACCTTGCTTAAAATTTTATTGTAAGCAGAAGTAATTTCTAAATTACCGTCTCTTTTAGGATATTTTTGTTTCATAATAGTAGAAAATTCACCCTTATCTATGAGTATTATTTCCTTTCTTTTCTTACCTTCTTTCTTTTGTTGCCCTTCATCTGCCTTTACTGTGCCATTGACTTGCCCAGAAAACTGGTAACTATCGTAATTTATTACAAAAATCTGTGTCTTTCCCAAACCAGTTTCTGTCCTAATCATTTCGTCTTTTACAAGTCTTTTTAAGAACGTTCTTACTTGCTTTTCGCTCCATTTCCATTCCTTGGCGAGATATCGTACACTGGTTACTAATGAAGTTCTAACAACTACAGTTGTCTGACCAAGAACGTCTTGCCTTGTATCTTTAAAGCAAGCATTCTCAATAATCCAAACCCATGCACTCCTTCTGTCGTATGGCGACAAAGGGTTTAATGCAGGGTTGTCCATCCAACCTCTATTAAGTAGATAAAAGTTTTTCAATCGACTCTCCTAATTATTTATACAATTAAATAAATAAAATAGAAGAGTCAATAAATTATTTTATAAGTCGCAACTTTTAGTTCCAGTTTCTGGGTCAATGTAGCAAGCTTCACTTTTTTCTTCTTCTGGTTTTACAAGTATACCGAACCGTTTACCAGATGCCCTAAATGTAGTTAATCCTTTTGCTCCACCCTTCCATGCAACGTAGTAAAGGTCTTTAAATTCATCAAAAGAAACATCGTCACCTATGTTGCAAGTTTTGCTACAAGCTGAGTCAACATATTTTTGACTGGTCAAGAGTACATTAACGTGTTGTGCTGCTGTTATTTCATCCGATGTACGGCATTTATATCCCCTCGCATAAGCATAATCCTCAACTCTTTCAACTCTGTCTCCTTCAAAAGTTCGCAAAGTTCTATCATAATAATGAGAAAAGGGTGGTTCAATCCCAGACGATATATTGTCTGCTGACAAAGAAATTGTGCCAGTTGGGGCGATAGATGTTAAGTGACTATTTCTCATACCGTTTTCTTTGATGCTTTCAATAACATGTGGCGACAGAGTTTTAACAAATTTTCCATTTAAATATTTTTCTTTGTCAAACATAGGAAAAGAACCTTTTTCCTTCGCTAATAATGAAGATGTATAATATGTCTCGTCTTTTATAATTTTTAAAACCTTACGTTGAAACTTCATAAAATCATCTGATGCATATGGATAACCTAGCATTTCCCCTGCATTAGCAAGTCCAGTTATTCCAAGACCCATACGTCTCTTGTTCTTTGCCTCTACACATTGTTTTTCTAATGGGTAAATTGTAGCATCAACAACATTGTCCATCATTCGCACAATTTCTGGAATATCCTCTTTTAATCCTGACCAGTCAAATTCAAAGTTAAGATTGGGATCAATGCTATGATATAAGTATTTAACAAGATTAAACGATCCTAATAGACAAGCACCGTAAGGTGGCAATGGTTGTTCACCACAAGGGTTGGTAGCTTCTATATCTTCACAGTAGTAAAGGTTATTCATTTCGTTTATTCTATCAATAAACAATACCCCCGGTTCTGCCCAATCCCAAGTGTTTCTCATGATTGTATCCCATAATTCTTTAGGATTGACAGTTTTGTAAATTTTACCTTCAAACTCTAATGGAAAAGGCTCGTCTTTTTCTAGTGCCTTCATAAATTTATCTGTCACGGCTAAACTTACATTAAACCCAGTTAATTGGTTTTGGTTGGTTTTCGCATTTATAAAAGCTTCTACATCTGGATGATGTATAGGAAAGACACCCATTTGCGCCCCTCTGCGATGACCGCTTGAAGAAATTGTTTGGCATATTGAATCAAATATGTTCATAAAAGAAATCGGACCGCTTGCTTTGCTTTCTAATGTTTTAATCCAATCGCCATGTGGTCTAATATGACCGAAATTGTATCCAATTCCACCACCTCTCCTCATCGTTTCTGATGCCTCTTTTGCTCTGTCCATAATTGAATCCATTGAATCTTCAATCTTTCCAGACACAAAACAATTAAAAGCAGTCACTGCTCTTGGAGAACCTATTGCCGTCTGCACTCTGCCAGCAGGCAAAAATTTCATGTCTCTAAGTATTTCATAAATCCTAGAATAATGCATTTGAGAGTCGCTTAATGTTCTAGCTATCCTTTCAACCTTACCCTCAAACGTCTCTTCTGGCTGACGATACTTCATTTTATCTATTTCTATTGCTATATTTGTTTTTGGTCCTGACATGTTTTATCTCCTTTACGTTCTTTTCTGCGAAACCAATCTCTCCACTCTATTAATGCCCTCTTAGCTTTAGAGTCACCTCTTGCAACTCGCATTGCAAATTTTCTAATTAATCTTGAATCAAGGTTTGCCAATGCACAAACATCTTCAAAATCAGAATCATCATCACGAAACCACTGACGAGCTTCCTCAGTAATTTGACGATGTTTCCAGTCGGGCCAACTAGGATTGACAGTCCTTGACAAGTTGCCACAATCAAGCAAAGCTTGAAGTATGACAGACTGCCATAATCTTATATCATTTTCGTTGCAACTTCCACTCATAAATTAAGTCCATTGCTTCTTTTTCACTTTTGACAACGGCTACTTTTGCCCCCTGTGATTTTAGCTTCTCGTGTAGTTCTGACTGGGCAGGAGATAGTTTGCCTACAGGTGTTTTTACTTCAATACCATAGTATTTTCCTTTGTGTAACAGTTGTAAGTCGGGCCAACCTGCAACAAGACCCATTCGTTTTAATCTTGCCCCACGAATTTTACCACCACCACCTGACGGAAAGCACGTTATTAATACGTCTTTTGAAAGTATTAAGTTTATAGCTTGAAAAATAGATGTCTGCAAAACAGACTCAGTATCTTTTCGTTTTGTTCTTGATTTGTTCATATTGTGTCGTAACACAACTTTAACAAAATTAAAATACCGATTAAAAAAACCCCAGTCAAAGGAGCTAACTGGGGTTAATTCAATTTAATATCTTGGGAGGAAATTAAATGTAATTAAAGAATATATAAATAAAAAAACTTGTCAATAATTTTTTTAAATGTTACTTTTCAACATGGGTTTAAAAGGACTGGAAAATTTTTCTATACCAATTCAGAACGCCTTGACTAATGATAGTTATGATGGTGGTTCTATGACGGATATATCTGTAACAGGACTAATTGACTCTGCTAGAATAAAACAACTTAGACAACTGCATTATACTTCTATAGAAGAAGATGCAAGCAGAAGAATTAATGCACTGATAGGAACTGCATTTCATAATTTAGCTGAAGAACATTCACCTGATGATTGGATTACAGAAGAAAGATTTTATGCTGAAGTAAACGGAAAAATTATTTCTGGTCAAATAGATGCAGTTATACCAATCCCTTTAAAACAAGCCAAAAAAATTAACCCAAACGTGGGCGAAAAACCAGTAATGATTAGAGACTACAAAGTTATTACTGCCTTTAAGGCTCAGTCTGGTATGAAAGATTATGAAAGACAGGGCAACCTGTATTCATATTTATTACAGAGCAACGGCTTTTCTCCTATATCATTTGTTATTGAAGCTTATATAAAAGACTGGAAAGAGTCTTTTGCTTTAAGAGATGAGAATTATCCCCAGTTACCAATACAGGATTACGAATATGCACTTTGGTCTTTTGACCAGTCAGAGGAATACATTAAGAAGCGACTTGAGCTTCACTTTCCAGAAGACGAGTTTTACATACCTAAATGTTCAGATGAAGAAATGTGGTCTACTGATGCTAAATGGGAGGCAAAAAAGAAAGGTCATACAAAAGCGACAAAGTTGTTTAACAGTGAAAGGGAAGCATTAAATTGGATTGCTGATCAAGATCACAGAACAACCAGAGGAACAACATTTGAAGATTGGGATATTAAACAAAGACCAGTTGAAAGAAGAAGATGCGAAGGAAACTGGTGCAATGTGGCAGAACATTGCGATCAATTTGCACAATATAAGGAGTCATTAAATGGAAATTGAAAGTCATAACATAATGTTTTCGACAACAGAACTAGACAAATTACTTGGTGCTTTAGCAAAGGCACAGGGTGAATTTGATATACCAAAAAAATCTCATGATGGGTATCACGGAAAATATGCCAACCTTCAAGATTTAAAAAATGCAACACAAAAGCAGTTAGCCAGCAACGGATTGTCAATCACACAGTCTCATGACCAGTCAACAATAAAATCTATGCTGGGTCACGCTTCAGGACAACACATTGTCTACATAACCAAGTATAAGGACAACCCTTCAGATAAGTTTAAACAAGCATCAGCATGGACTTTTATGAGAAGATATGCAATCATGGCTATACTCAATGTGTCTGGAGATGAAGACCCAGAAAGTTATGGCGAAGTATCGTTTACTCCAGATGACGGACTAAGTGAAGCATCACAAGCTATTTTAGATGGTGGTTTAAAAACTAAAAAAGTTGAAGAATTTAATCAATACTACGGTGCAAATCAATTTAAACTTAAAAGACTTGAAAAAGATGACAATGAAGAATATAAGTTTATTGAAAAGCATTTTAAAATACACAAAGATTCATTGAAAGGAAAGAAAAACAAATGAACACAATATCTGTTACTGGAAACCTAGCCAAAGATTGCGAAGTTAAAAACATAGGCGAAGACAAGTTTATAGCCTTTACTGTTTGTGACAATCTTTATCAAGGAGAAGGAAAAGAAGACCATACAAATTATTTTGATGTTTTTTGGAAAGTTAAAAAAACAGAAAAACTTGTTCAGTCTTTGACAAAGGGATCACAAGTTACCGTCAACGGTGAACTTATAATTAAGAAAGTTGAAAAAGACGGTAAGACATACTATAACGTTGGGATTAAATATCCAAAAGTTGCTTTGCCTAGCAAAAAAGAAAGCAATACTAACAACGACATGGATGATGAAATACCGTTTTAAATAGTTATGGGGGGGACTTGTTTGTTTTAACTTTAAAAATGAAAGGTCTCCTTTGATTGTAGTTAAGCAAAATGTAATAAATTTTTACAAGTCTACCCCCCACCAAAATGCTAAAGTCTGAAAAGCATTTAAAAAAAATAAGAGAATTAAGTTGCTGTATATGTAACTTACCACCAAGATCAGACCCACATCACATAACATATGCAGAAAAACGTGGATTCGGACAAAAGGTAGGAGACAATTTTACTGTTCCACTGTGTCGAATATGTCACACTGAATTACATAATTATCAACATGGCGAGGAATTGTTTTGGTCTTTAAAAGGAATTGACCCAATAGAATTAGCAGAGGAGTTATATAATGGTGAGGAAACTACCTAAAAGAGCATACGAGGAAGTGACAACTTTTGAAGCAATGGTTGTGGCTTACAGAATGGAAGAGAAAGACGGTGGTATGATTAGGCTTACGTTGTATGTTGACGACATTGGCAAGGGTGATTGGATTATGAATTGCTACCCTCAAACACCAGTAGCCATAGGGCTAAAGGCGTTGGACTACGATAATCCTGACCAGTCAAAAGTAAGTACAGCAGGAGAAAAAGCTGTCAAAAGAGCAGGAATGCTTTGCAGAAACAAGAAGTTCCAAAAATTTATGGAAGACTTGACAAAAAAATCTAACGAATATAGTAATTATGCATGGGGATTAGGACAAGACGAAAAAGAATGCATTAAAGCTTTATACGATGTGTTAGACATTAACTCTAGAAAAGAGTTGTCTAGTAATCACAAAAAGAGAGATAATTTTGATTCGCTTGTCCAAAAATTTGAGGAATGGATTAAATGTCATTAAAAATTACAATCAAAACAATTAAGGATGCTCTTGATGTTCACAAGGATATGTTAGAACATGAGGGAAGGTTTAACAGTAGACACAAAAGTCTTTTAAAAAACATAGAAGGGTATTTTGGTAAATACAAGGTACACGAGATACCTAAATATGTAGTTGACAACTATTATAAGTCAGAACAAAAAAGGCGAAATGTAAAGCCACAAACAATCACAAGAGAGATATCTGTAATAAATGCTTCGTTAAGTTTGTGCTATAATTTAGAATATTTAGAAACAAAGCCAAGAATGTTGGATGCAAGTCACAAGAGTGATGTAAGAAATGTCTGGCTTACTGAGCCTGAGATTAAAAAATTATTAAATGCAAAACGTTTGAAAAGAAACCCTAGCATTGAGAAAGCATGCAAGATCGCACTGACAACCACTGCAAGGAAAAGTGCTATAAGAGAATTAAGGGTAGAGCAGATTAGGTGGGATGAAGGTCTTATAGATTTTAACAACGACCTTATGAGGAATAAATCTAAGCCAAGAGCCGTTGTTCCAATTCCAAAAAGTATTGAGTCAATGTTAAGAACGGCTTGCAAAGAAAGCAAAAAGGGGTTTGTTCTACAGTCCAACAGTGGCAACAAAATTGGAGACCCACTTTATATTTTAAAAGAATGTGTAAGGGATATTGGTCTTAACAAAGATATATGTTTCCATACGTTAAGGCACACTGGTGCAGTGCATATGGCGATGAATAACGTTCCTCTTATGGAATTAAGCAGATACATGGGGCATAAAAGCATAGAAATAACTGAAAAGGTTTATGCAAAATTCTATCCTTCTTTTATGAAACATTCTTCAGAAGTTGCAGGGGGATTGATAAATGACTGTTAATGTTTTAGTTGGAGACTGCCGTGATAAGTTAGATGAATTGCCAGAAAATCATTTTAATACAATTGTGACATCACCACCGTATTGGGGACTTCGTGATTACCAAACTGGTAACTGGGAAGGTGGCGACCCAAATTGTCTCCATATGAGAACGACAAAAATTGGGAAGACTGTGAAGACAACGACTGGTCATCAGGCAATGCATGACCAAGGCAATGTGGTTGGGGATGCAATATATAAAACAAAATGTCCTAAATGTGGAGCGACAAGAAAGGACTTGCAAATAGGACTGGAAGAGACACCAGAAGAGTATGTAAATGCATTGGTAGAAGTTTTTAGGAAGGTCTGGAGAGTGTTAAGAGATGACGGAACAGTTTGGTTAAACCTTGGTGACAGTTATTGTGGAACTGGACACAAGGGAAACCATAAAGACCCTAAACACAAGGAAGGAAGGAATGCACAGTCTGTAGCATTAAATAACAAGATACAAGGCTTAAAACAAAAAGACCTTGTGGGTATACCTTGGAAAGTTGCATTTGCATTGCAGGCTGATGGTTGGTATCTACGTCAAGATATTATATGGCATAAACCAAACCCAATGCCAGAAAGTGTCAAAGATAGATGCACAAAATCACATGAGTACATCTTTCTACTTTCTAAAAAGAAAACATATTACTATGACCATGAAGCCATTAAAGAACAGGTAGTTCAGGATTGGGGAACTCGTGACAGGTCAAAAGGAAAATATCACAATGAGGGTTCAGGGTTGCAACCACATAGTGGATTGGAAAAATCTTATGAAACGAAAAATAAACGTTCTGTTTGGACTGTTTCCCCTAAACCTTTTCATGAGGCACATTTTGCCGTCTATCCTACAGAATTAATAGAACCATGCATTCTTGCAGGATGCCCAGAAGGTGGCAACGTTCTTGATCCATTCGGTGGTGCATGCACTACTGGATTAGTTGCAGACAGATTAAAGCGAAATGCAACATTAATAGAACTTAATGAAGACTATGCAAAAATAGGGACAAAACGACTAAACGATGATGCCCCATTGTTTACTGAAGTAGGATCACCCTTCTAGATCAAGTATTCTTTTTATTAAACGATCTGCCCTGTTTTGGGTTTGACGATACCACCTAGAATCTCGCATCTCGTTTGCCATATCAGTCCACCTATGATCATTGCAGGCTGAAATTGTTTTTTTAAATTTAGACAACCTTGGTCTTCCTAATTGAAAACACATGTTTGCGGTAACTAATCTTGCTTCTTTTGGAAGTCCTGACCAGTCACTGAAGATTTTCTTGCAGTCTTCGATAGTAACCTGTATATCATTATCGAAACAGGCTTCAACACGTTCTTTTGAAACCTCGTTGCCGATCTCCATTTCGCTTTCTGGGTCTGTCGGCAACACCAAATGACCAATGCCAAACGTAGGTTTCCCAAGGCTACATAAATAAATCTCATACTTTACCCCCTCATCTAGTTCAAGATCATTCCTTAGTCTTTCATTAAACGTTTCCATTTTTACTCCATACCTCATATTTAGTTTGTTTGTTAAAAGAGCCATCCCATATACTTATGGCTAATGCTCTATCTGGTTTACCACCCTTTCCTAGATAATCTTCTCTCCAATCAAGATTAATAAAACGTGAAGGTTGGTGTCTTAAAAATTGTTCTTTCCCCTTTTTACATGCCCATATCCTCTCTGGACATACCAATGCCATGTAAGTAACACCTATACTAAATGCATGGTCTATAAATTGTCTAATGGGTTTAAAGGGGGGATTTGTAACAAGTGCTATAGAAGGACATTCTGACCAGTCAAAAAAATCATTACCAGTTGTAATATCATGAGATATTACGGAATATCCTTCTCTTTCAAACGTTCTTGCCATCCTGCCGTCTCCTGCACAAGATTCCCATACAGGGATACTTTTGCTCCAACCCAAGTTTTCAACAAGAACGTCTATTATTGGCTGTGGGGTTGGATAATAATCGTTTTTTATTCTCATATTTTTTACCAATAGCTTGATAATAAGCTTTTGTTAATTCTTTCAAATCATACTTTAAAAGCTCGTTTTCTTTTTTTGCTTTTAAAAGCTCTCTTCTCAAGGCTTCTTCAAAAGTTTCTTCGTGGTTATTCCAACCTTTATTTTCTACTGCTGATTGCACTAAAACCAAAATAAGCTCCTACAAGTCCACACATACTTATATACTGTGTCATCAATATAGACTCAGCTTCTGCCAATCTTTCTGGAAAAGCAAGTGTTAATACTGTAGTCAAAGACATAAGCAAAATCAAAACCCAAGCCATTCTTCTTTTATTTCTTTGATAGGCATGTTTGTCTGGAACTAGGTCGTTGCTATCGTCAGACATGTTATTTTTTGCCTCTAAACTTATCCAATCCTCTGATGCCCAAGGCGGCGGATACTGTTAAGAACAATAAATAGGTATACCAATCTGGCAACTCATTTAATCTTTCAAAACCGTTCTTAACTATATCTTCCATTCCGGGAATAAAAACTAAGATTGTGGGGATTAAAATAACAATGGTAACCAGTTCGTCTTTCCAACTATTCTGAGTACCCTGTGCCATAATGATTTCCCATTTTGAATCATGGGTTGCGGCAGTTCTCATAATCTCTGCTTCAGCTTCAGCCTTAGTTTGTGCAAGTGTAGCTTTTGCTTTTTGTTTATTTATCTGCCCTTGCATGAACGATCCTGCAAGATCAGCAATTGGTCCTATAAATGCTTGAAACATAACTTACCCCTGAAAAAATATATG